ACTTCTTTAGGTGATCGTACGTTTTATAAAGTAGAGGTTAATCTTTGTTGCGACCTCGGAGAGAATGAATTTATTGTTAAAAGTACGGGGTACTATAAGGACAATGGTCGTATAATATCAGAGCACGTAAAACATTCTTTATTCAAGACAGTAGACTAATTATAGCGTCTTATTTTTTGGAGCCTCCCATGATTACTAAAACTGCCGATTGGAGTTTAGTTGTAGTAGGCTTGAGAGAATTACATAGATCAAAAAAGTTTACAGATAAAGTTATGAAGAAAATCAAGGAGTTAGATCTACAAAATGTTGAAAGCAAAAACAAATAAGCAATGGTGGTGGTGGCTCAATAACCTAAACTATTATTTTTAGGAGAAACTAATGAAGATTACATTATCACGTTTGACTGAAATTGTAAGGGGTGTTGTTAAAGAAGCGGCTGCTCAGGGTAAAATGCAGGGCTATTACAAGGAGCAAATGAAGAAAGCAATCGGAAATGCTTCTAAGGGCGGAAATAAAAATACCGCTCCATACACCAAGAAAGCAGCTAAGGCTGGCAAATCTGGCTTAGGTCCTTTTTAAATGAAATGTGATAAATGGAAACAGTTTCTCAATGAGGCTGTTAAAGTTTATGTTCATGGTTATATTAAGCCAGAGTCTGCTTTTCATACTATCGCTGAGTGGGAATCTTTTGCGAATCAAATCTTACAGTTCCAAAAGGATGGACATTCTGTACGAGGTGGTAAGATTGATGGACCCACAGAGTTAGTAGATTTAATTTATTCTTTTTATGGTTTCCAACTAAATGTAGAAGTTGACCGATATGAGTTACTCACATTTAAAAATGTGATGGATCATGTTGAGGATTTTGCGAACCATCGTGTATGGGGACTTCGTAGGGAGTTTGGAAATTACTTTCCCGACATTAACAAGCTAAGATTGGCATACTTTTATTCCCGTGGAGACCTTGAGCCATACATTCTCATAGATGACGAGTTTACCGAGCAAATTTACGGCTCAACTAACAACCCTAAAAAACTCCTTCACTACACTACACAAGACGGTGTTGATAGGATTAAAAGAGCAATTGATTCAGGCGAGCCTTTTGATATCTCTGCTTACACTGTAGCAGAGCGACCATTCTTCAGAAAAGAATCAAACCTGATTATGGAGTTCGAAGGGAATGTTCGTGCTGGCTTCCGTAGCGATGTTAAATCTTTCTCTGTTGACAATGGAAGAAAATGTGTGAACCTATATAGATTAGGATATCCTGGGGAAGACAAAGAAAATCTCTGTACTGATTTAGAGAACGACTGTAACGGTGAATTGAAAACTTCTCTATGGAATGAGTTCATCGCTACACCAATGAGAATCTTAGGAGTTGATGAGAAATGAAACGGGAGATGGACTACTGGAGGAAATTTATTCTCAATGAGCAAAGCAGAGAGCCGACCGTTGGTGAATTTATGGCAACATTTGGAAGTCAAAGTCCAAAAGCCGCATCTAAAATTCTTGGTAAAGTTGCTAAGTTTGCTTTATCGGCTGCCGTTGGAGCCGGAGCAGGTGCGCTTGCTGGGGCAGCAACAGGAGGTGCGGGCGCAGCACTCGTTGGCCCTGCTGCTGGGGCAACAAACGCCATGTTAAGTAAACTTTTTGAAAAAGTTGCTGAGCGGTCTGGAGATATGGCAAAGTTTATGATAGCGATGTCAGAGAATCAAGTCGATGACGGTGAGAGAACAGGACTTGCTTTGTATTATGATTTGGATGATGAGTACGAAAACCTTATCCAGGGTATGGATTCTAATTTAGCCAACAAGTTTCAGGAAAGTTATTATGATTATCTTAAGCAGAGTTTTAGTAACATGAGGAATGCCGACCCTGGTGAGCCTTTAAAAGATTACATAGACAGGACAGCAAACCAACACCTACAAATGTATCTAAACGATAAAGATGCTTCTGGGGTTGGGGTTGCAGTAACAAAATCATCGTCATAGAAGAATAAATAATAGCTAACTACTTATAGAAGTATTCCCAAGGGAGAACAAAATGAAAATTACAAAACAAAGAATTAGAGAAATCGTTAAAGAGACTCTTTCTAAAAGACTTAATGAGCAAGAGCCAGCAGCAGAACCTGCTACTCAAGGCAATGAGCCACGTCAAGACATAGGAGATTTGATAAAGAAAATAATCACCGACGGTGGAGACCAAGAGCAGATTGTACAATTAAGAAAAAGATACGAAGTACTAGACCCAGCCAGGAAGACTCAAGTTTTAGATGCAATAATCAAATCCATCACTGGGTCAGATGTTGGTGATAAAGAACTTAAACAAGCCGTACTAAGACCAGACAACTAGGAATAAAAAATGAAAATTACAGAAGATCTATTAAGAAAAGTTGTCACAGAGACTCTTATAAGAACTGGACGGATCACTGAAGCTTTCCGTATGGAAAAAGATTTTAAAAAAGGCATGCCGGTAACCTGGAATACACTTGAGAAAGTTGTTAAGAAAACTGCCAGCGGTCGTGAAAAAGTAGACTATGAACGAGTAGCCAATAAAGGTTATATTATGGATTTAGTCAGAGCCCCAGCGGGACACAACGAACCTGGGTTAGCTATCGTAAAAGATCTAGATGGAAATTCTCATGAAATAGCAATCACCGAACTTACACCTACCAAAGACGATACGATAACAGTAACTATAAAATAACCTCTGTTCTGAAACTACTTAGTATATGAGTACTTTCAGAGAACATAAGACTATCGCCGATCGAGCAGCTAGTGACCGCTCTCGGCATAGGAAAAAAGTAGAAAAAGCAATCAAAGAAAGCATCAAGGATGTTGTCGCTGAAGAAAGTATTATTGGACAAAGTGGGAAGAAGAAAGTAAGAATCCCGATTAAAGGGATTAAAGAACACCAATTTGTCTATGGTAATAATGAGAAGAATAAAAGAGTGGGCTCTGCTCAGGGCAAGGACGTTAAACAGGGGCAGCGAATAGGAAAAGCAAATCCTCGACGAGGACAGGGGCAAGGGAATAAACCGGGCAATAAACCCGGTGAAGAAATGTATGAAATTGAGATGTCGCTAGAAGAGTTAGCGGAATATCTTTTTGCAGATCTTAACCTTCCTGAATTAGAAAAGAAGCAGTTCAAATTTATTACTGAAGAGAAGATGAAGCGTAAAGGTAAGAGACCTTATGGTATTCGTCCTAGGCTTTCGAAAAAGGAAACAATAAAGCAAAAAATAAAAAGAAAAAAAGCAGCAATAAAAGCTGGAACACATGACCCGGAAAATGAGGAGCGTTTCCCATTTCATGAAAGTGACTTAAGGTACAAACACATTGCTCCCGTGCAAAAAGAAAATACTACAGCAGTCATTTTCTTTGTAATGGACGTGTCTGGGTCCATGACTAAATCTAAGAAGTTTTTAGCTAGAAGTTTCTTCTTCTTGTTATATCAATTTTTAAACCATAAATATTCTTCAGTTGATGTTGTTTTTGTTTCCCATACAACCGACGCCAAAGAAGTAAATGAAGAACAATTCTTTACTCGTGCTACTGGCGGTGGGACAATGGCCTCCTCTGGACTTGAGAAAGTTAAACAAATTATAGACAAAAGATATCACCCAAACAATTGGAATATTTATACGTTTTATTGTGGCGACGGTGAGAACTGGAGTTCAGATAACGATAAGACTCTTGATCTTTTTAGGGAGCTAAAAGAAATAAACCAAATGATGTGCTACACAGAAATTGGTGAACTCCAAGATCATGAACGTATAAACTCGTTATCATTTTTTGCAGAGTTTTCTGAGAACAACTTATGGAACCGTATTGAGTCCATAATGGACAAGAGGCTCAAAAGAAACAGATTAGTAACCCATGACAATATATGGACATCTTTTAAGAAACTCTTCGGAGGAAAAACATAATGGCTGAGTGGAGCATGGAAGAGCTACAAGATTGGGATGATAAGATATGTAAGCTTGGTGAGGAACTTGGATTAGACTGGTATCCTATAAGTTATGAGATATGTGATTATAGGGAAATGATCGGTGCCATGGCTTACACAGGTATGCCTACACATTATCGCCATTGGTCTTATGGTAAATCTTTTGAGCGCATTCATACAGAATATGGATTAGGAATGACAGGGCTTCCTTATGAGATGATAATAAATTCCAACCCCAGTATTGCTTATTTGATGACTGAGAACCCAATGCCAACTCATTTATTGACAATGGCTCATTGTGTTGGGCATAGTGATTTTTTTAAGAATAACCGAATGTTTATTGATACAGGTGCAGACACTGTTATTGAGCGATTTAAGGCTGCGGGAAGACGTGTCCAAAAGTATATGGAAGATCCTAATATCGGGATAGATAAAGTAGAAAAAATAATTGATGCTTGTCATGCCATTAAATACCAGGTTCCAAGAACGCCTGGACTCAAGCGTCGAGACCATAAGAAGTTAAAAGAATATTACACTAATTTAGTAATAAATGACAAAATCGGAAAATATCAAAATTTCGATTTAGAAAGAATTCCTCTTGAGAAAGATTATAATGTTCTTTCTTTTATTAGAGAACATAATCGTTTTCTAGAAGAGTGGGAAAAAGACCTAATAAACATAATTGAGGATAACTCAAAGTATTTTATCCCACAGGCAAAAACAAAAATAATGAACGAAGGATGGGCAGTCCTTATTCACGAAAAAATAATAAACATGTTAGACTTGCCCACAGAATATCATTTAGCGTTTATCAGATTACATAACCAAGTAATAAGACCTCATTTAGGTAGGGTAAATCCTTACCATTTGGGATACAAAATTTTTAGACACATAGAAGAAAAGTATGGGTTTGATGCTTGTATGGATGCTAGACTATCACATAATGATGAAACCTTTATCAAAACGTACCTTGATCAAGACCTTTGTTCTGAATTGAACTTGTTCAGCTTTGCGTACCAACAGAGGGAGGGTGTTCACAGAATAACCGATGTTTCTGGTGAAGAAACTTGGAGAACTATCCGTGACGACCTAATTAAGAATGTAGGTCTAGGTTCTGTCCCAGTTGTTTATGTAGATAAATTAGAAAAAGATGGTACACTAATTTTAAAACATGAACACGACGGACGAGATCTAGAGCTTTCAGAGGCTAATAGAGTTTTTGAACATATCAATATTCTATGGTCTGGTGGTGTTAAATTTACAACAATTATTGAAGATGAAATTTGGGAGTTTTAAACGATGCCAAAGACAAATAAATCAGATAAGTTTTTAAAACTTGTGTCAAAACACAAGGAAACAAAAAAAGAAGAAAAATTTCATGGATCTCTATCCGAGTACCTAGAAATACTAGAGAAAAATCCAAGTGCGACTAAACTAGCACATAAGAGATTATATGATGCTATTGCTGCTCATGGTATAACACGTCTTGAGAAGGCTGATGAAAGGTGTTCTAAACTCTTTAATGGTGAAGAACTGCGCACATATGATTATTTTCAAAGTAAGTTTTTTGGTATGGAAAGGTCTTTAGCTAAAATAATGAGATTCCTTCGTTCTGCCTCTCTTAAGGGCGAAGAAAGTAGACAGGTCCTCCTGTTACTCGGTCCTGTTGGTGCTGGTAAATCAGCACTAATGGAAAGAATCAAAATGGCTTTAGAAGAATGTGAACCAATGTATCATATTGATGGATGCCCTATTCATGAAGAACCACTTCACTTAATCCCACGTTCTTTAAGAGAACAGTTTAAAGAAATTTATGATATCAATATCGAGGGTGATCTTTGCCCTGTGTGTCGTCATAGACTAAAAGAAGAATTTAATAATGATTATATGGCGATGCCCGTAAAACAGTCTAGCTTCTCAGTTCGTGGTCGTCGTGGTGTTGGTGTTGTGCCTCCAATGGATGCCAATAGTCAAGATGTTACAATTCTTGTTGGCAGTGAAGATATATCTAAGCTTGATCTTTATTCTGAAGATGATCCAAGAGTATTATCTCTAAACGGTGCCTTTAACGTTGGTAACCGTGGTATCGTTGAATTTGTTGAGGTATTCAAAAACGAGATTGAGTTCTTACATACAATGATTACAGCAACCCAGGAAAAAGCCGTCCCTTCTCCAGGCAAAGGACCAATGATTTATTTTGATGGTGTTATTCTTGCTCACTGTAATGAAGCTGAGTGGAATAAATTTAAATCTGAAAATACAAACGAAGCTATTTTAGATCGTATCGTTCGTGTCAACGTTCCTTATAGTCTAGAATATTCTGAAGAGCAGAAGATTTACGAGAAGCTTCTCGGTCTTTCTGACTTCGATGGGCATATTGCTCCACATACTCTTGAGGTTGCCTCCATGTTCGCAGTTCTTAGCCGACTACATGCTTCCAACAAAGTTGATCCTCTTACTAAGATGAAAATCTATAACGGAAAAGACGTAATTGAGCAAGGTCACGTTAAAAAAGTAGACATTAATGATCTTAGGGATGAGGCTAGAGACGAGGGCATGACTGGTATTTCTACTCGCTTCATTATGAAAGCTATTGATGCGGCTCTTTCTGATAGTGATAAGAATATGGTTACCCCTATATCTATTCGTGATGCCCTCATTAAACAGGTTAAAGATCAGATCGTTGTCGAGGACGATAGAAATAGATATCTAACATTCTTGACTAAGATACTTCATGATGAATATCTCAACATTTTAGAGAAAGAAATCACAAAAGCCTTTGTTTCAGCATATGATGAACAAGCCGAATCTTTATTTAATAACTATCTTGACCATGCTGAGGCTTATGTTAATTTAACAAACGTCAAAGATTCTGTTACAAACGAAGAAATCCAACCCGATGAAAAGTTTATGTCTTCTATAGAGGAACAAATTGGAATTGTAGGAACTTCTAGGGATAATTTTAGAATTGATATAACTTCATATATGTTCTCTAAGCTCCGACGTGGCGAAAAAGTGCACTGGCAGAGTTACGCCCCATTAAGAGAAGCTATTGAGAACAAATTAACTGCCTCTGTCAGAGACATATCGAGAATTATTACCAAGTCTAAAAGCAGAGATAAGAAACAGCAGGGCAAATATAACGAAATGGTTAAGACTTTGATTGACGAATATGGATATAATGAAAGTTCTGCCGAAGAAGTCATCAAATTTGCTTCAAATAATCTCTGGAGAGACAGTTAAAGGCAAAAAAGTGAAAGAATTACCTGATTCTGTAAAAAAACTATCTAAATTTGTTGGGAATACTCCACTAATAGACGTTTCTGTTAGATTTAATGGTAAAAAACTCAATATTTTTGCAAAATATGAGGCTTGGAACTATTCTGGAAGCATAAAAGACAGAATGGCCTTACAAATTATAGAAAGTGCCTATTCAAATGGCAACCTTGAGGCAAAAAACACCATTGTTGAGGCAACTAGTGGAAATACTGGTATTGCTTTTGCTGCAATGGGGGCTTTTTTGGGACATCCTGTAGAAATTTACATGCCTGATTGGCTTTCTGTTGAAAGAAAGAAGCTTTTGCGGTTTTATGGCGCTAAATTACATGAAATAAGCGCCGAAGCTGGTGGTTTTACTAAGTGTATTGATCTAGCAGAGAAAAAAGGCGATAAAAAAGGCTTTTTTTGCCCAAAACAGTTCGCAAACGTTAGTAATCCTCTAGCTCATTATAAAGGAACTGCTCCAGAGCTAAATGCACAATTGTCGAAGAATGGTATTGATAATTTAGATGCTTTTGTGACTGGTGCAGGGACTGGGGGTACTATTATGGGTTTTCATAGGTACTTTTCACAAATAAATGAGGATTTTCAGGCATTTCCGGTATTTCCTGAGAATAATAGTGATGGTTCGCACCGAATAGAGGGTATTGGTGATAGTTTTGTGCCTGAAATACTGTCTTTAGAGGAATTGGGTGCAATGATGAGAATTTCCGATTCAGATGCAATTGCTGTTGCTAGATTAATTAATAAAAGTGGATTATCTGTTGGTATTTCTTCTGGTGCTAATCTTTTAGCTGCAACTAAAAAAGCTTTTGAGTTAAAGAATGGAGCAATAGTTGGTACAATACTGTGCGATGATAGTAAGAAGTATTTATCTACCGATCTATGTTCTGAAAGTGAAGAAAATATTTCATACGACTTTGAAGTATTAGATTATAAAATTATTTAGCAAATTCAGGGAGTATTACTAAGTGGAGCCAAATTTAGTAAACCAAGGATTAGAACTAATAAAGCAAGCTTCTTATATCCTTGAGGGGATATCAAATAATCCAGGAGTTACGTCTTTGCAGTTTTATGATGCCCTTGATTTAGCTGGTATATCTTGTGAAGAGGAAAGAGATGCCCTATATTTGGCTGCGGCTAATATAGAAATGTCTTTAGAATCAGTTAGCGATATTACAAATCCAACTATACACTGAAAATTTATAAAGAATGAATAAAAACTACCCCAAGGAAGCTGTTCTTCCTGGAACTATTATCAGAAGCACTGAACTAAATCGGTTGGGTGTTATTATGGACTGTCATATTAATAATGATGAAAGTTTTAATTATACTTGTTTTCTTATCCCAAATACATCCCCAGGAATGTACTACAGGAATATAGTTAATAGCAAATATACAGATGAAACACACGGCATAATGGCTGATATATCTGAATATGATTTGTATTTCTATCTTATGATTGGCAGGGTTGATTTGGAAGAAATGGACATTTACCACGTTACAGGAGATTTACCTTTATGAAAGCATTAATATTTGATATGGACGGGACTTTGACACCCGCAACACAAAAGATCTCTAAAGAGATGATACAAGCATTGGAAAATATTCCAAACGGGTTCAGGAAATATCTTGTTACTGGTTCAGATATGTCCAAAGTCTTAAATCAATTGCCAGAGACTTTTCTATTAGAGAATTTTTCCAAAGTTTTTACTTGTAATGGAACAAGAGTTTACAATACATTTCTTGATCTTGATGATGAGACAAAACCTCTTGAGCCAGAACTAATTCATAAAATAGAATTAATTGATCATTATTCCCAAGCCGATATCAACCATTTAGTGTCTCGTCTTTTGTCTATTGCTTCTGAATCTCACACTAAATACAAAACAGGAACTTTTATTGAATGGAGAGGAAGTCAGATTAATTTCTCTGTTATCGGTAGAAATTGCTCTCTTGAGCAAAGAGATGATTATGTTAAGTGGGATAAAAAAAGCAACGAAAGAAAAAAGATTGTAGAAAAGCTGAAAGATGAGTTTCAAGGGTGGGGATTAGGATTTAATCTTGGTGGTCAAATATCTATTGACATAACTAGAAAAGAGTGGGATAAGTCTTACGCCTTTAATTTTATAGATGAATCACCAGAAGATTGTATTTTCTTTGGGGATAAGATCACTCCAGGTGGAAACGATTTTGAGATTGCTATTAGGTGTGGTAAGTATTATGATGTTAATACGCCAGAAGATACTTTAATTTTGCTTTCACAGTATAAATAATATAAGGATGAGGATAATGAGTGATTATTCAATTAGGTATTCTACTGGCTGGTATTCTATTAGCCCTGGCTTTGCCTGGTGGCACCGTCCTATTCCTAATGTGGATCCAGTCAGGTCGAGCCAAGAAACAAAGAGAGTTGCTCAAAAAATTAAAAGCAAAGAAAAAGCGGATAAAGAAAGAGTTGTTGGGCAAACAACAATTGATGTATATGCGTAGCAAAAAAAACAAAAAAAAGTAAATAAAAAACTTGACCTATCTCTAATCCGTAGTAATATAGTGTTGTAAGGGAGAGAGATAAATGGCTATTGCTAATCCTGAAGTTGAGTTTCACATGAACGGTTTTCTTGACCAGTGCGTGGAGCTTCTTAATAATCACTATGATTCTAAGTTCCCGACGTTGCCTCGCCCAGAGGTCAAAGTCAAATCGGGTGGTAAGTACTACAAGGTTTACCAAGATGGCGGCGAGTACCACCGAAGTGTTTGGTTCTTCGTCAGTAAAGAGGACGGCTTGATTTGGAAAGCTGCTTCTTGGAAAGCCCCCGCTCGCAACTTCCCTCGTGGGAACATTCTTGACGACAAAGCAAAAGACGTCATTGGCGTCTATGGACTATAAATACAAACTAAGGAGAAAAATATGTTTGTAGAGTTTGAGGAAACTAAAGGACACCAAATCGGAACCCCAGGCGGATCAGTTTGGATCAATCCTGAAAATGTTTGTACTGTGATTGGCATCCAGGAAGCCGTGATAGACAATGAAAAAATGTCTGATAATGAGCTTTATTCTACTTATGAATACCTCCAGCCACCTGTCACACAAATTAGAACTGCGAATGATATGGTAGTTTATGTACTCTGTGATCTGGAAAGAACTTTAGATAAACTTAGTAAAGGAAACTAAAATGAAAAAGAAATATACAAAACGAAGATAAGTGTTAGGGGTCAACCCGAACCGATCTGGCAGGAAGCACAAAGAGCCAGCGTCCCTACCTTCAGTACCCACATACCTTTGAAGAGTTGCGTGTGGAAGACGGATTGTAGGGTTAGATACAAAATGGGATAGGAGCCCAAATGTACTTGGGCGAAAACTCTTCAAATGTAGGGACGTAGCTCAGAGGTAGAGCATCGGACTTTTAATCCGCTGGTCGTGGGTTCGATCCCCACCGTCCCTACCAAATATGCGCTTGTAGCTCAGTGGTAGAGCGTTGCCTTTACACGGCAGGGGTCGTAGGTTCAAACCCTACCGAGCGCACCAAAGGAGTTGTTATGTTAAAGGTTTTGGGAAAGTTGCCAAGGGATCTTACAGTCGCCGTTTCAGGCGGCCCAGATTCCATGGCTATTCTAGACTTTCTCTCAAATAACCACAATGTAACAGCAGCATATTTTGATCACGGCACTTCTTTCGGAACTAAGTGTAAAAGTTTTGTAAAAGATTTTTGTGACAGTCGTGATATTGATCTTGTGGTTGGTGTTAATTATAATAGTTGCCCGCCAGGTGAGTCGCTTGAGGAACATTGGAGGAATGAGCGTTATAAATTTCTTCACAGCTTCAACGAGCCAGTCATTACGGGTCATAACTTAGACGATGTGATAGAGTGGTTTTTATTCTCTTCGATCCACGGGAACGGGAGAATCATCCCGTACCGTAACCAAAACGTGATTAGACCATTTATCCTAACTCCTAAACGCTCGTTAGAAGACTGGTGTAATAGGAAGGAAGTTCCCTTCTTGGTAGATCCGGCAAATGAAGATAAACAGTTTATGAGAAGTATTATTAGACACGATATTCTTCCTAACGCTCGGCTTGTGAATCCGGGCATTGAAAAAACAATCAAAAAGCTTGTGGAGAAAAACCATGAAGAATTGGCGTAGCTTCTTTTTTAACGATCAGTGTGATAAGACTGGATGTGATAACTGCCCTGGGTGTATAAGGATTTGGGTGGCAGTTGTCTTAATGACAGGGTTATTCTTAACGTGTGGATACCTAGAAGGTCTTGACCAGGCTATTTATGCTCCAAAATAATAACAGTTCTAAGGAGAAAAAATGAACTGCTTTGAAATCCAAGTACGTGGTGCTAGTTTTAAAATCTGGGCACCTACCATCCAAGATGCTTTGGAAACCTTTATGATCGATATGGATATCTTAGAGGTCCCTTCTGAGTTAGCTACATATCATTCACATGAAGATGAGCCATTGTTTCCTGCTGAGTGTGGTGGTTTTTAATATTATTTTCTTGACTTACCCTAGGTCTATGGTACTATGTGTTTGTAAGGGAGAGAGATATGAAGCTCAAAGCTGCTATCAAGAAGATCGAAACTCGTGCTAAAGTTGTAGACCGTGAGGTTGACATTACACAAAATGACTATCATAATAATGGTCAGGTAAAAGTTTATGTTCGGTTTAAGGATTCTGATCAACTTCTTTCATTCTGGACAAACGGTGACGGAACGATCAGTGCTCCTCATACAGTTCGGGATGGTTTGAAATCAGATCCCCATACTGACTATTTTCCTGGCACCTTTTGGGATAATTTGACGCAAGCATTGAATACTATTGTTCCATTACCTCCCAAGTATTCTGTTGGCTCGTTGGTTCGTTTTAAAGATAATAAGCGTAACAACCGTTGGAAGTTGGCAGGAAAAGTTGCTCTAGTTATGCAGGCTGAGTCTGGAGGCAATTATAAAGTTCAGTATGATGGCTCAGAAGACCGTTACAATCCTTTCTACTCCGAACGTGATTTAGAACTAGTTTCTTAACGTTTTGTTTTGTTGCCCGTAAAATGGGTTTACCAGTTAGGTCTTGCCGTCTGGTAATAGTTGAATGAAAACTGAATATTATTTTTATGGACCTGTATCATAATTGGTTAATGACGTCGCCTCATAAGCGATTCTATCGGGGTTCGAGTCCCTGCGGGTCTACCATAAGCTTCCTTAGCTCAGCCGGATAGAGCAACGGCCTTCTAAGCCGTAGGTCGGAGGTTCGAATCCTCCAGGGAGTACCATTAGCCGCTTTAGCTCAGTTGGTAGAGCTTCGGTTTTGTAAACCGACGGTCATCCGTTCAAGTCGGATAAGCGGCTCCATAGACCTAAGCAAGTCTTTAAACTGCTTTAAGGTCGTTATACTTCTATTTAATGTAGCAGGGGGGTTAGCTCAGTTGGTAGAGCATCTGCTTTGCACGCAGAAGGTCATCAGTTCGACTCTGATACCCTCCACCATAGAAGTGCGATTCTAGTGCTTGACCTAAGCAAGTCTTTAAACTGCTTAAAGTGGAAGGATGACCGAGAGGCCGATGGTGCAGCATTGGAAATGCTGTGTAGGGCAACCTACCGAGGGTTCGAATCCCTCTCCTTCCTCCAAAAATCAAGCTCCCTTCGGGGGGCTTTTTTTTATATAAAAATAAATGTAAAAAACAGTGAATAAAAATCTATATAAGACGTTTAAGGCATGTCGTTGGTAAGACAAACTGCCGAAGACAACGACCGTTTCTGTAAGACGATAAGTTACAAATAAGTTTTCCAAATAGTTTTCTATAAGTTATATTTCTCTCTTTTTTTTTGGAGGAATAATAATGGCTAATTTATACCATTGGTTAAATGGTAACAATACCGACCGAGTTAATAGTGTTGATCTTACCGCTTATGGTGAAGCTGCTTCTATTGCTAATAGCAGTCGCTGGTATGGAGGTGCTAATCCTGCCTTTCGTATTGGACATACTGCTGGAGGTAGGGCTGTTGATTATACAGCCTATGGACCAGTTGATGCACTAGAGAATATAGGAACTGACGATTTCACCGTAATGTTTTGGTGGAAACCTAATGATTCCAGTTTTGGGACATCAGCGTTAAGACATCACTTTATTTCTAGCCCTGATGTTGTTAAAATTGCCAACTATGGACCTTCTGGTAATAGTGCTTCATCATATGATTTACGTGCTTACTATCGGTATGGTTCTGGTACGCAAACAAGTAAGTCTTTTAACATTGACTTGACAGGTTATCCTTGGATACGCATTTATTTCAGTCGTATAGCGGGTGTTTTCACTTACGCTCTTTTTGATGCCTCTGGCAACATATTGAATGATAATAGTGGAAACCCTTGTTATTTCGTAAAGGACTCTTATGCTGGTAACATTTATAATGCTACCAATTCTGATCCTCATATTCGCATTGGTGGTAATTTTGCTTATGGCAAATCTGCTAATGGTTTTTACGATGATATTATCTGGTCTCAAGGTTATGGTATTGCTTACGATTCTATCGAAACTCATGCCGACGGTTATCACGTTGTAAACCCTGTTATAAACTCTTTCTCTTCAGATGTCGCAAGTGTTGATTCTAGCGGTGACTCTGTGACATTTTCATGGGACAGTGATTTAGGTACAACATTATCGTTATACAATCCAAATACTCACGAGACTATAGACGTTTCGGGATTAAGTTCTAAATCGGTTGCAATTACAGGAACGGTTTCATATGTATTGATAGCGCAAAATGCTTTCGGGCAAACAACTAGTGCGCCGGTTACAATAACTCTTAATGGAGGAACCAACATGGCTTATATTTCTGATGATGCCAATAAGCCTGGCTTAGTTTTACAAAAGAAAATGCTTGATAGTTCTGGCGAACTAGCAGCAGTACTCAAAGTTTCGGAGCCAGAATCTGGTCTGGACAAAAACCTCAATGAGGCATTCGCTGAAGCGTCTACTCAACGTGGTTCTCTATCTACTGCCCTTTCGGCAGAAGTTTCTGCTCGTATCTCTGATATGGATTTCACAATTGCTGAGCGTCAAGCTGGCGATGCTGCTGTTAGCAGTCAACTTGTTACTGATGCTGGCGAACTAGACGATGATCTAGCCGCAGCAACACTTTCTCGTAGCAACAAAGATTCTGCACAAAGTGCTGCTATCGCTGCTGAGTTAGTTACTATGAACGCTGCTGTTGCTTCTTTAGCAACTGCTCGTGGTGAAGGTGATGTAGCTCTTACAACCGATATCGGTGATATGGAAGATGCTCGTGTAGCCGCTGTTGCTGCTGAATCCGCTGCTATGTTAGCAGGTGATAATTCTGTAGCTGCACTTTTGGCAACAGAAGAGTCCGAAGAAGATACTTCTTTGGCTTCTATTAACGCTGATCGTGTTGCTGGTGACGCTGCTCTTTCTACAAACCTAGCTGCTGAAGAAGCTGCTATGGCCGCAGAAGTAGCTGACAAACAAACTGATCGTCTCGCTGGCGATGCAACACAGTCTGTTGCTCTTGACTCCGAAGAAGCTGCATATGTTTCTGCTATTGCTGCTGAGCAGTCTGCAATGCAATCCGTTGATGTTGCCCTAGAAGGTGAACTAGCTGTTGCTATCGCTGATCGTTCTGCTGCTGTATCTTCAGAAAAAGCTACTCGTGAAGCTGATGATGCAACAAACTCCAGCGGTCTTTCAAGTGCTGTCTTAGCTCGTGAAACTGCTGTTGCTGCTGAAGCTGGACTTCGTGCTGCTGCTGATGCTGCTCTTCAGGGTGAAATTGATGATGAAGCTGTTGCTCGTGCTGCTGATGTTTCTGTAGCTGTAGCTGCTCGTAGTGCGATGGACGTTTCTTTGTCCAACGAATTAGACGCTGCTATCAACGCTCGTATCACTGCTGTAGATAGCGAAGAATCTGCTCGTGAAGCTGATTTCCTTTCTATCGCTAACTTGCTTTCCGATGAAGAAAGTAATCGTGCTGCTGCTGTATCCTCTTTGGCTACAAAGCGTGCTGCTGATGATGCTACACACTCTGCTGCTATGTCTACTCAAGCTGCATTGCGTTCTAGCGAAATATCTTCAGAAAAAGTTTCCAAGGAAGCTGGTGATGATGCATTGATCGCAAATATCACTAGTGAAATTGCTGATCGTCAAACTGGCGATGCTGCTGTAAGCACAAGTCTAAAAGTCCTTACTGATAGACTCGGCTTCTCTGGTGATGGTGCAGGTGGTGGTGACTTTGTAATGACTGATGCTGGTTCCGGTGTTGCCGTAACTGCTAAGTTCGTTAAAGTTGCTGGTACAAACGTTGTAAAAATGTTCATCAGCTAATAACTGATAGCTTTTTATTGGTTCTTATGATAACATAATTTATTTTCTAAGGAGGAAATAATATGCCTACATATATTAATGGCGCTGATGATAGCGGATTAGTACTACAAAAGAAGATGGTTCAGGACTCATCCGAACTAGCTTCTCTATTAAAGGTTTTAGAGCCAGGTGCTGCGGAACCTGCCGTTGATGATAAAGACGTCAACGCACAATTGTCACTTGAAAAAGATCTTCGTGATGCGATTGACTCTGCAATTTCCACTCAAGCTGGTGAGCGTTCTGCTGCTGCTGCGGCAGAAAGAGTAACTCGTGCTGCTGATGATGCAACTCTTACTGCTAACTTGAGCACAATGAAAGCTGCTGCAAGTGCTGCAATCTCTTCTGAGAAAGCTGCTATGGACAGTGCTGACGATGCTCAAACTGTTTTACTTGGTGATGAAAGCGATGCTCGTTTTAACGCTGTAACTGCTGAAGCTAATGCAATGTCAAACGCAGATAACTCTGTTGCTACTCTTAAGGATGATGAAATCGCTGCACGTAGTGCTGCTGTTTCTGCTGAAGCTCTTTCTCGTGGAAACGAAGACAACGATATGGCTTCTCAGATCTCTTCTGAGAAAGTAGCTCGTGTAGCTGAACATGCTCTAGAAGCTTCTGAGCGTGCGGCTGCTGATCTTGCCCTTCAGGGTGAAATTGATGCTGAAGAAACTGCACGTCTTGCTGCTCTTTCTGTAGAAAAAGACGCTCGTGTTGCTGGCGACGCCTCTTTGGCTGCTAATATTGCTGCCGAAGCTGCTGCTCGCTCTGGTGCGATCTCTTCTGAAAAGGCTGCTCGTGAACTAGGTGATGCCAACCTTTCTGCTGGTATTGATAGTGAAGAGTCTGATCGTGCGTCTGCTGTAACTGGTCACGCATCTGATCGTGCTGCTGCTGACGTTTCTGTCGCTACTCTCATCTCTGATGAAGAAGCTGCACGTTCCGCTGCTGTAAGTACAGAAAAGGCTGCTCGTGAAGCTGCTGATGCGGCTCTATCTGCAAGTATCTCTGGTGCTGTAGTTGATCGTGAAGCTTTGGTATCTACCGAAGAAGCTGGTGCTGCTGCTGATGATGCTGGTATCTCTGGTGACATTGACACCGAAGAGGCTGCTGCTCTTGCTGCTGTTGCAAGTCTTGCAACTGTCCGTGCAGGCGACGTCGCTGATGTAGAAGCTGATGTTGCTGCAATGGTCGCTGCTCGTGTAGCGGATGTTGCTGCTGAAGAAACTGCTCGTGCTGCTGGTGATGTTACTCTAAGTGATAACATTGCTGCTGAAAACACAGCAATGGCTGCATACATTACTACTGAGTCTGCTGCTCGTGGATCTGCTGATCTTTCACTACAAAGTGATCTTGATGATGCTATAGCTGCTCGTGTTGCAGGTGATACTGCAATGGGTGACTCAATTACTTCACTTGATAACAAGTTTGGCTACAGTGGTGCTCCAGCAGTTGGTGCTGGTTCTAACCTAACTCTCACCGATGGTAGTGATGTTGTTCGTATGAATTACAAGACTGTTAGCGGTGTTGTTCTCTTAGAACTCCACAAGGGTGCATAAGGGATAGCAATTAACAAAAACATTTTATAAGGAGATAAAAATAAAATGCCAAAAAATGTATATATTGAGGATTCATCCGGTAGCGGATTAGTCCTTCAGAAAAAGATGATTGAATCTGCTGGTGAACTAGCAGAAGTCTTACAGGTTGCTAACCCCGCAGGTGGAGATCACTCCTTGAATGATGCGTTTACTGCTGAATTGGCTGCACGTAACGTTCTTTCTGCTAATCTAGCCACAGAAGAGGGTGATGAAAACTCTGCTCTCGCTAGTGAAGTTACATCCCGTGGTGATGCTGATACAGTTATTCAGGGTAACATTGACTCTGAAGCTGGTGATCAGTCTTCTGCATTGTCCGTAGAAAAAGCTGCTCGTGAAGCAATGGATTCGTCCTTGTCTGGCGACTTGTCTAGTGCGGTAGCAGAACGTATCGCTGATCTAGCTGCTGAAGCTGCTTTGCGCTCTGCTGCTGACCTTTCCATGGAGACACGTATTGCTGATGAAGCTACTAATCGTGCTTCTGAGGTAACTGCTCAAGCATCCAAGCGTGCTGCTGATGATGCTACTCTAAGTGGTCAAATTGACGCACAAGAAACTGCTCGTGCCGCTGCTTCGTCAACTGAAAAAGCTGCACGTCTTACTGCTGATGCCGGCATCTCTGGTGACATTGATGACGCTGAAGTAGCTCGTGCTGCTGCTGTCACTGCCGAAGCTACTGCTCGTGCTGCTGGTGATGCTGCAATCCAGGGTGATATTGATACACAAGAAGCTGCAAGAATTGCAGGCGTAGCTGCTGAAGCTACTGCTCGTGGTGATGCTGATTCTTCTATCGGTGTTCTCGTTGGTCAAGAAACTCTTGATCGTAAAGATGCTCTTTCTGTTGAGAAGGCAGCTTATGAAGCTGCTGATGCAGTCATCGCTGGTAACGTAGCTTCTGAAGCTGGTGATCGTGCCGCTGCTGTTGCTGCTGAGAACTCTTCTATGCTTTCGGGCGATGTAGTTCTTTCTGGTGCTCTTTCATCTGAAATTTCTACCATGGAAGCAGCGATGTCTTCAGAAAAAGTTGCTCGTCTAAATGCTAATGGTGTTTTGATGGCTGCTATAGCAACAGAATCAGCCAACCGCTCTGCCGACGTTTCTACTGAAGAAGCTGGCATGTCCTCTGCTAAGGCTGCTGCAATTGCAGCAAACACCGCAGAAGAAGGTGTTCGCTCTCTTGCTGTTGACAGTGAAGAAGCACTACGCATCTCTGGTGACAATGGTATTCAGGCTGAGATTGATGCAGAAACTGCTGCTCGTGGTACTGCTGAAGCAAATCAGACTAACATTCGTCAAGTCGCTGATAGTGGTATTGCTACTAGCATTGGGATTGAAGAAGGTGACCGTCTTGCTGCTGATAATGCACTACAAGGTAACATTGATGCGTTTGCTGCTAAGTTTAAGTTTGACGGTGACGGCTCTGATGGCGGTACTCTCAAACTTGAAGATGGTGTTGATAAAGTCCACTTGGTCTTTGAATACAATACATCTGGTGCTGAGAACGTCATGCAACTAGAAGTTCAGCCTGGCTAATTGAAGTTTAACTTCATCTAGACAGTCTATAGTTTTATTTGAAAGGGGCGGCTTCGGCTGCCCCTTTCTTTTTTTAAAGGATATTTATTATATGCCAAAAAAGCCAAACATTAAAAAGTTAGTATTTAAGGCACAATATGTCTCTGAGGATTTGGAGGAAACCACAGATCTCTTCATGAAGTTTAAAGAACAGTTCTATAAAGATTTTCCAGAAGAATATAAAAGAATGATAGAGTCTGCAAAAAAGAATACTGCTCCGTCATCGTTGGAAGAAACAGAAAAGAAAAAACCAACGCCTACCAGAGATATGAAAAAGTTATACAGAAGAATCTCAAAAGCTACACACCCAGATAAAGTAGACTCAGAAGTTTTAACAGAGTACTTCTCTCAGGCTTCTGAAGCTTATGAAGAATGTGATATGGCTACACTGTTTGTTATCGCATCTACTCTAAAAATCAAAACAGATGATATAGATGCAGATGAGATCTCAGGAGAGTTAGAAAACTATATTAAAGATGGATCGCATAAATCAGACAATATGAGAGCTACGTTGGCATGGGGCTGGGCAAATGCGGAAACAGAGGAAGAAAAAGAAGCTATAAGAGCACAAATTAAGAAACATGTGGAAGATAATTACTAATTAGAAAAACCCTACAGGGAGAATTAAATGAAAGTTAAAGACATAGAACTTAAGTTAAACATTAAAAACTATAAAGCTGGTAAATTTCTTCATCTATTGGCACTAGATTCTATTGAGGCTTTTGAGAGAAGACACCCAGATGTCATACCACTTCTTCTTGCAAGTCTAAAGCATGGGGACCCTAAGAAATCTTTACAAAAATCTAAAGAACTTGAAGACCTTTTTAAAGATATGTATTTAAAAACCAAACAACTACGAAAAAACGTAGAAACCTATATGTATTCAGAATTAGAAAATGATGAAGATGGGAAAGGTACATCATTCATAACGCCGAATGGCAACATGGGTTTTGCCTTTGAGAAAGGTAAAGAGACTGTAGAAATGTCTTTCGGGGAAGATAAAAAAGAAGAGTAATTACCCTCCCATACAAAGATCCTCAAAAATAGCTCTGATCTGTAGAAATACAGTTTCTGAATTTGCTGTAGGAGTATATAACCTATCTCTCCTGCCCCTAACACAATTTATAAATGTATTGTGGTGTTGTTGGAGAGCGAAAACAAATAATTCAAATCCAAGATTATCTGCGTGCTCTGCTACCTCAAAACAAGTCCTTGGGTGTGAGAATGTTGTTTGAGCTTCTTCGTCCGTCATTGTTATAATAACTTTTTGTGCACCTGTCCTCCATGAAAATGGATATTCATTCATTGACCAATACATTGTATCTACTGTTGGCTCTTGTCCAGCACTTGGAACCATTCTTCCAGCTTCTATTACAGCCAAAAACTCATCAGCGGGAACAAAATCAGACACCATTCTTGCGAGGTGATATGCGGGTCTTAGGTCGTCACCTGCCCTAGCACCTACGACAACGAGTCCAAAGCGAAATGTGCTCGTTATCGGGTCGTCTAAAAGGGGAGTAATACCTTGTACCATTGAGTCTATCTCATCCCTAAACGAACCGGAGATATCAATAACAAAAACTAAATCTACACCACGGGTGTCAAATCCCTCATCAACTTCTCCATCACAATCATTATCTAAATTATCACATCGTTCTAATACTGGCAAAATTTGACTGTCACATGGTCCACCAAAAGATCCATCTGTACAATATCTAATTCCTGCCCTGCATTCTCCAACACCCAGAGTTCCATCTGGACCTTCATAACATACGATTGCTGTGGAGTTAGCAATGCCTTCATCTATAGTGCCATCACAATTATTATCAACACCATCACAAATTTCATCAGTAGGTCCGACATGTCCACCACAATATAAAACTCCATTATAACAACTCATAACTCCTGGTTTACATATACCAACTCCATAATCTATATTCTCTTCAAATCCACAAAGTTGGTGTTCTTCTGGATAAGTTTCATCAATTATGGCATCACAGTCGTTATCTATTCCATCACATATTTCATCAGTAGGTCCTTGTGCTCCTATGCATTCTGACCATCCTCTTACCGTGCATGTTTTTATACCATAAGAACATTGACCTGCTCGTTTTGCAATATCAACAGGGTCCGCCGCAGGAAAATCCTGCCCATGTTCATCGCACACAAGTTTTTCACCAGGTACACATTCTAATTTTACTAGGCGATCCTCCTCACATGCAAAAAACAATAGTAGTGCAGGTAGGATTTTAATTAATCTCATTTTGTTAAACCGCTAGCTGGAATTGACGATAAACATTTATTTTTACTAGAAAATAAAAGTATAGTTATGGCACTACTTTGTGCCCATCTGAAACGAACAAAATCAATAGGCAATGTTTTTTCTGAGTAATCAGCAGTCAATACTACAGGAATCTTATCTTTAGATTTTCCAGGTGGTATAAAAGCTAAGATTAAGGTATTGTGAGGTCCGACCTCTACTCTTCCACTGATAAACCCCATTTTTTGAGCAGAGGGAATTCCTATGCGAATCTCGGTAGTCTCACCAGGTGTGTTATATAAGTTGTGATCTGCCTGCATGACCCACTGGCAATTGCTTCTTTGTCCTGGGAGATAATATGTGACATCCCCCGATAGAACAAGTTCGGGCTTAATACTGTTATAATATATCAGAGAGGCAGCTAAAAGGGAGACAATTCCTAGAATAAATAAGAGTACCCTTTTACGTGTTAATACTCTTATCATTTTCTACTCCCAATATTTTAGTGTAATGATAGTCCTTCTTTTTTGTGTCCATCTAGAATTAAAACGAACGGAAGTTTGACCATCTCTTTAGTAAGTATGTTTTTTGTTGAATTATTCTTAGTTGTTGTAATAACATAGACTAAACTTTGGTACGAGTTTTTAGTTTCATTGTTAAATTTCCACTCCCCATTTATTTTTTCCCAGACTGGTTTAATGGTTGTTTGCTCATCGTTGCCATAAGCATTTTGGGTAAATAAAACTAAAGCCGCTAATATGATAGCGACTGACTTGAAGAGGGATTTCATTTGTAACAACATCTTGTTATACCTTCTTTATTATAGGATAGTATTAAAATAATACAACTTATATAGACAGAAAGTCCCAATTCGGAAATAGTTATTTTATGATGCGTATATTTACCGATGCCCTGCGAGTGTGTTCAATCACCCTGTTGTATATTATGGTCACAAGTTGCTCTTCTGCCTGCGCTACACCTAATCATGTAAAGCCAATAAGACATAATTTTCCGGTACAATCATTTATACAATTACGCAGTGATACACATTGGAAAGGTTGTGAATTAGATAAAAATAATAAGATTAAATGTCAAAATGCTACCTCAAGAGCCGTTTCTTCTGGGTCATTTATCAAACATAGTGAGGTTGACACTGGTGTAAGTTACGCTCTTACCGCTGGACATTCTTGTAGAAGTACATTTGTTCCCGAGAGAAAAATTGATGGTGTGGTAGTAACTCACCTTGGTCAAAAATTTACTGTAATTGATTATAATGGCTTTAGACATCAAGCTTCTGTGGTAGCTATAGATAAAAGATTTGATCTCTGTTTGTTAGAGGTAGGGTCAGTACTAGTAAAGCCTCCTGTTCTTAAAGTTGCTAAATCATCCCCCAAGCGTGGAGAGTTAGCTTACAATATGGCCGCACCTCATGGAATTGTATTTCCCAGGATGGTATTAACTTTTGATGGATACTTTACAGGGTATTCGCCAGAAGGGTATGCCATGTATAGTATGCCAACTAAGCCCGGAAGCAGCGGTTCTCCTATCATGAATATCAATAATGAATTGATCGGAAACATCTTTGCTGGATATAGATCTATGGAGAATATTGGTGTAGCATCTCCATTGATGGCTATTAAAGTTTTCCTTAAAAATTCCATCGCCCAAGCAGAAATGAAAGTGTGGGCTAGAATGAATAAGAATGTGGACAAAACAGATGTACAAATGTTAGAAATGAGTCAAAAACTACATAAAAAAATGAGTGAATATTTCCATATTCAGAGCGTTAAAAATATGGGAGATGTTTTTTCTCCTAGATAATTTTTGGAGAGACACGATGCCGGGACATTATAAGCCTGTAATTGTTGTTATAAAAAAACCAAAACAAAAACCCCTTTCAGAGAGGAGTTTAGAATTACCTCTAGAAATCTATCCAGAGCCTAGTCAAGCATATCCTCAACCCGAATCACCTAGAGGTGTCATTACATTAAACATCTACGGAGATGAAAAAATATAATTCATAAGATATTTATAGAAGCTCCAGGAGATTTCTATGACTAGATTAGGAAAACAACCACCCGCACCAACAATATCGGGTACTGCATATAAACAAAGCCCAACCAGAGTCGCTAGAATAGGATTATCGGGGGATTCTGATACCTCTCCTCTTGTCTTAACTACTGGTGGGGTTTTAGTGCACCAGGCAGCTAATTATGCCTATGATGAAGTGTTTTTATGGGTATCAAATTATAGTAGTTCTAACGATAGAATCTTGACTTTAGAGATAGGTGGAACTGGGGATTTTACAGATGCTTCTAAGACAATTGTTATAGATGTTGATAAGGAAGTGGGTTTAATCCAGGTCTACCCTGGCATTCCTCACAAAGACGTAGCAATTTATGCCAAAGCCGACCAAAATAGTGCTCTTAATTTATTTGGTTATGTTGATAGGCATTATCGCCTAAGTATTACTGATGAATCACTTGGGTATGATGCTAATTCTCAATAATAATGGTACTTTATAATGGCTAAAAGACGTAATTTAGGTCATATTTCTGCTCATCATGCGATGAAATCTGCTGTTGTTAAATTTATAGATGACAACGATATAACAGGTTCTCTCCCAGAAGTTACTTCTGTATGGGAATATAGATTAGATGTAATAGAAGATGAAACTTCAGTACTTCATTCTAGAATTACTGATGTAAGTTCCTCCGTGGATATTAATACTATAAAGATTCATAATCTAAATTCTGAGGTGATATCAAATGCAGACGCTGTTATTTCTTTAGATATTGGAGTATCTAATGTTGCAGAAAATGTGGCCTCCAATGATCAAGATATTATTACTATCAATGACGAATTGACTACTGTAATTACGGATGTTAATATTCTTAGTTCTAGCATATCTTCCAGCGTTTCAGCGTTAAGTTCGGACATATACGCCTCTAACCTTGAGATATCTTCTTTAAGTTCTAGCTTGGCTAGCTTAAGTTCTAGTTTTGCTCTCTTGAGTGCCAGTATAGGACCAGGAGGTAATCTAAACGTAAATATTCCAAATGATGCTGAACTATATTTTAACGGCGACACCCTAATGACGGATGCTGCTGTTTATATTTCAGGATCAGGTAATAACCTATATCTACATGGCACTAATGAACAAGGACTACCGGCAAAATATGAATTTTCTATCACTGGTGGGAAAACTGTTATTAAGGAAGTGCCTCATTCTGACTTTGGGGAAGAGGTGGATGACCCATGGTTTAAATTTGACGGCGATACCTTATTAACACATGCAGATATTTATGTGTCTGGTTCGAACAATTATTTATATCTTAACGGTACAGATGAAAATGGCGAGTATGCAATATATTACTTCGATATTGTAGATGGTGAAGTAATCATAGAACAAACCGGGTCAATCAATTAAGTAAATACTATTTATACTATTAAAGTTTATGTTTTTTAACATATTTGGAGGATAATAATAATGGCTAGTCCACGTCTAAGAAGAAAAAGAAGAGCCGCTCGTCGTGCAAGAGCAGCAAATACTGTAATTGCGCCTGCTCCTATTGTCAGCGCACCAGTTGCAGAACCAGTAATTGAGGAAGCTTGTGAGCAAGACCCATGTGAGACAGAAGACTGTGAAACACATGTCGAAGAAAAAACTCCAAAAAAGTCTGCTAAAAAAGCCCCAAAGAAAGCAAAAAAATAAGTGTTCAATAGACTAACTAAAAAATTTCTTCTCAACGAAGATTTTAAGGTTGATGCTGGAGCTTCTGTTCAAGCTCTCTATGATATTGTAACAAGTATAAGAGTTACAAATAAAAGGGATAATAGTAGAATCTCCTTGGCAAAAGAACATATTCGTGGTATAAAGAGACACTTGCGGTCCTTAAATGAAAGAATTGATTCACTAGAGGAAGAACTAAAGATACTCACAGAGGATAAGTAAATGGGTGGCGTAGCTGGTCACATGGATCACCTCTATGAAAATAGGGATTTAACATTTGGTGAAATGAAGGAGATCCTTGAGGCTGCTGCTAATGGCGAACTGACTGCTGAGGAAAAAGTAGATGGTCAAAACTTGTTTCTTTCTTACTCTATCCCAGAGGGAAAAGCTAAAGGGGCTAGAAATAAAGGCAACCTCAAATCAGGCGGATTAGATGCCACTGAGCTTGCTCAGAAGTTTGCTGGTAGAGGTAATTTAGAAAAAGCTTTTACTGGTGGATTTAATACTTTTGAAAAAGCTGTTGAGGCATTATCAGATCAAGAAAAAGATAGAATATTTGGAGCTAATACAAATATCTGGTATAATGCCGAGGTTATGGACCCAGGTAATGCCAACGTTATTTTATATGATGACAAGACCCTGAAAATCCATGATGTTGGTCACTTTATTTTTGACCGTGAAAGCGGAGAAAAATCACCAATACCAGAAGGCACACTAGAAACTCTAGATAATGCTATGGAAAGAATGGAGAAGAAGCTCCATAAAGACGATTTTAGACTTGCTCGTCGTGCTATGGTTGATATCAAAAAGATTGAGGATGATGGCGCAGCGCTAAATAAAGCAATCTCTAAGATCAATAATGAAATGAGAAAAGAGGGTCTAAATAATGATTCTACAGTTGTAGATTATATGTTTAAAAGACTAATGAATGGTATAGATAGTGATCTACCACCAAACCTACGAGAAGAAATCATATATTATATTCTTAAGCTTCAGGGAAATATTGGTTTAAGAGCTTTAAAAAAAGGACTTAATCCACAAGATCTACAAGATTTAAATACTGTAATAGCAACAAGTAAATCACTTCTACAGCAATCTATTGAGCCGCTAGAGCTTGCTATCCATGATTTTACAGTAGATCTTCTCAAAGGCTTGGAAAGTGTTTTTATAGCTGATAATCAAAAAGAAGTCATGCGACTTAAAAATGAATTAGCAACTGCTGTTAGAGAAATCACAGCCGTTGGTGCTGAGAACCCTGAATCAATGGCGATCATGCAGCGACACCTCAATAAAATCAAGGATTTCTCTACGATCACTACTCCAGTTGAGGCGGTGGTCTTTGATTATAATGGACACACATACAAGTTTGCTGGCAACTTTGCTCCGCTAAATCAGATACTTGGGATGTTCCGCTACGGGAACCTGAAAAGAAGTACAAAAGAATCTCTCAATCGTAATGCTCAAGTTATTACAGAGAAGGACGGTAAGAGAATAGCACTGTTCCCAGGTAAGTTTAAGCCGCCACATCGTGGTCACTTTGATTATGTGAATAAGATTGCTAAACGATCTGATGTTGATGAGGTAATTGTTTTAATTTCTCCCGTTGATTATCCAGAAGTAAGCAATGCGCAAAGTTTGCGGATCTGGGAAGAATATCTTGAGAACGGTGAACCAAACATCACAGCTAAGATCGCTGACTATCGTAGCCCAGTCCAGGCAGTCTATGAATTTGTTGCTGATCCCGTCTCCTCCAGAGATGGAGATACAATTCTTTTAGTTAAGAGCAGTAAGGATGTAGGGGATACTCGCTTTGATCGTGCGCAATCGTATGCTGAGCGTCACAACCCCGGTGTAAATGTAGAGGATATCGTTGAAGATCCTGTCCAGTCTAAGGATGGTGTTGTTTATAGTGCTCGTGATATGAGAAAAGCTCTTGCTGATGGAGATAAAGAAACTTTCTTATCTTATGCTCCCCCTTCAATTGATGGCAATGCTCTTTGGAATTCTTTGACTACTCAAACTGAGAGATTAAACTCAATCATAGATGACACTATTGATGAGATGGCAGCCATGGCTGGTGGAGCGGTAGCTGGACCTGCTGCACCTATAGGTGGAACTGTTAATATCAGGAAACGACCTAAAAGAGAGAAACCTAAAGTTAGAAGAGCTAAACGTCAAAGACGGAGATAATTATAACACTATGACTATTGACCGAAATCAAATGATTGCTGAAGAACTTATCAGAGAGCACATCCGTAAAAGAATAACTACAAAGCTAGATCAGCAGAGACTTGCTGAGGAAAAAATAAGAAAAGTTATTCGTCAATTAATTGAAGCTGAGACAGGAACAGAAGAAGCTAGTCGTAGCACTGGTATCAATGTTCTAGCTGATTTGCTGGAAAAGATTATTCCAACTATTGAAAACGATTACAAGATGCTAACCAGCGATAAAGAGCAGAGAGATTCTTTTAAGAACCATATTGTTCATGCCGTTGAGAATGCCCTTCGTCCAATTGAGGCAGCAACTCAAGGCGAAGAACAAGTAGAAGAAAATATAGAATATGAAATCGATAGAAATACTCTCCTAGAGAAAATATCAATTGACCTAGACCCACAAGATGACGGGAAAGAAGAACAATCTGTAGAAGGTGAATTCATTGACATTGATGGCGATGGCGATTCAGATGCTGATGATTTTGTACAATTAGATGATCAGAATGAAACAGGTCGTAATTTTGCTGCTGTTACCTTTAAAAAAGTAGAAAAACAAATTGTTGATGCCTACGACATGTTAGCAGATGATACAGACCAGAACATTTTCTATGATTATCTTGTCACAAACTTGCTTCTCTATTTTGATAAATTCGAAGATGAATTAGCTAACACACTTCCAGATGTTTCTACGCCAGAATATGAAGAGGAAAAAGAAGACCTTGGAGATTCTAGTGAAGGTGAAATGGATCTAGGTTTAGATTTTTAATCATTTTTATTCTTAACACTTTATCAGACTTAGTTATAATAGCTGCAAGCTGTTAAACAGCAAAAAAACTCTTTTCTACTTTTCTTACTTATTCTAGCTTTATCTCAGCTTGATAGCTTGCTAGCATATATAGAAGTATAAATAAATTGACAAGTTCTTCGTTATGTTATATAACATTAAATGAATGGGGGTAAACGGTATCGATTGATAGGGAAGTAAAGTAGGTGCAAGGGTGAGGGAAGCGTGGCTCAGTAAAAACGCTTAAAATTTTAACTGCAAACAATAACGCAGAACTAGCACTAGCAGCTTAATAACCTGTTTAGACTTGAGGCGACGACAGCCAAAAAACAGAAAGTCGTATTTGCGATCCTAAGTGCTTTTGATTATTTTAGCCATAATAAAACAATATAGTCATGTGGGCTGTCCGACGATAAAAACAGACCTAACCTTGTGAACGACCTTTTTATGGAAATAGACAAGACGGGAGTTCGATTCTCCCTACCTCCACCAGCCGCCTTCGGGCGGCTTTTTTATTACCTTTAAGTTTAATCTGTGAACTAATTATATAAACCCACTTTTTACGGGGAAAAAATGAAGAAAACTATAATTTTAGATACCAACGTGTATCTTACGGAAGCCAGTTCTATATTGGCATTTGGTAAAAACAATATAGCAATCCCAACAATTGTTCTTGATGAGATAGACAAGCACAAACATCGACAAGATACAGCAGGTTTAAATGCTCGCACAATGAATAGGGTGCTTGATTCGTTAAGAAAAAAAGGCAGCCTCATGGATGGTGTTGCTCTAGGTAGAGGTAAAGGTAAAGTATTTGCTGCTCATTTTGATGCTAAATATATGCCACCTGGAATGGATCAAAATGACTCAGATAATAAAATTATTGCCATAGCTCTCCGCCTTAAGGAAAGGGGATATGAAATAATTGTTGTATCTCGTGATCTTAATATGAGAGTTAAATGTGATGCCCACGGGATAGAATGTTCTGATTATCAGCCACAAAAAGTAATCAACTCGGTAGAAAACCTTTTTACAGGCACACAAGAACTGGAGGTAGAGTTCAGTAATATCGACAGATTCTATACAGGCGAACCATTCATGTTGGAGGAGCAAAAAGTTAAACTATACCCAAACCAGTACCTAACTCTTAAAAATGAAGCTACTAACAAGTCAGCTATTTGCAAATTTGAGGGCTATAATAAGCCTCTTCGAAAAGTAAATAAATTTAAGAATATTTGGGGACTTTCCGCAAAGAATAAAGAACAGCAATATGCTATGGATCTATTGTTCGATAGAGATATACATGTCATTTCCTTGACAGGTCCAGCGGGTACTGGTAAAACATTATTAGCTACAGCTTGCGCTCTTGAGCAGGTAATAAATACTACAGGAGCCAGTGGAGGGTACGATAAATTAATCATAACAAGACCTGTTCAGCCTATGGGTAGAGATATTGGATTCTTACCTGGAACCCTGGAAGAGAAAATGTTGCCGTGGATTGCCCCTATTCGTGATAATCTGGAGCACCTATTTGGTGATAGAACAGCTTTAGATATGCATGTGGAACAGGGAACTATTGAAATTGAGGCGATGACTTATATCCGTGGTCGTTCTATTGCAAACGCTTTTTTGATTGTTGATGAAGCACAAAACTTGACAGCACACGAATTAAAGACTATAATAACTAGGGTAGGTCATGGAACTAAGCTTGTACTAACAGGAGATGTTCAACAGATTGACAACTCATACGTGGATTCAGTTTCTAACGGACTGACTCACGCTGTTGAGAAATTTAAAGAGCATGACATAGCTGGACATATTACACTTACTAAAGGCGAAAGATCACAACTAGCAACATTAGCTTCGGAGATATTGTGAAAGATTACATTTTTGAGAAAACTAAAGATACTACACGACACTTTAGGTTTGGTAACGTTCCTGTTGTACAGAAAGACGAATTAACAAACAATGTAGATGGACAAGCAGTTTTTCGATCCATTGAGGATGTAATTCCTCCTAAATTCTTCCAGGACCTAAAGGGAGTCGAGATAGGACACCAGAAGGTATTTGACGACCGTGACGCTAATGCTATTTATAAAGATGGTGTTTTTTATATTACACACGAGCAAGATAATGCCGAAGATTTAATTGACGATATTATTCATGAATTCGCTCATCATGCTGAGATGCTCTACCCAGAAGAAATTTATGGCGATCAAAAAATTAAGAAAGAATTCTTAAAAAAAAGAGCACAATTAGAATTCGAACTAAGATCAGAGGGTTATTGGACAAAGGAATATGATTTCTCAAATCTAAAATATGATCAGGATTTTGACAAATTTCTATATAAACGAGTTGGAAAGAATATGCTAAAGTTGGTTACTTCTGGTATATTTGTCCGCCCTTATGCATCCATGTCTCTCCGTGAATATTTTGCAACAGGATTTGAGCAGTACTTTCTAGGGAATAAAGAAAAAGTAAAAAGAATAAGCCCGGAAGTTTATAATAAAATAGAAGAAATAAGCAACTAAGAAAGTGACAAAACTTTGGCTGGAAAACACATCTCTTATTCAGAGTGGAAGAATTGGCTCATTTGCCCGCATTATCATAAACTTACCTACATTGACAAGATCAATAAGTTTGAGGGTAATATCTACACTGCCTTTGGAAAAGCTTTACATACCCTGTGTGAGGAAACTCTCACAAAGACTGAGCAATACAGGTCTCAGGAAAAGATCACTACCCTACTCAAGGAACAGTTTGTAAAAGAACTGAAAGCCCTGCCGGCTGGTGAACAACAGAGGGCGGCTAATGAGTTTGACCTGCCTTTGTGGATGTCTCACGGTATTGAGATTATTCCCGACCTTTACCGCTCTCTAGTAGAAAAATTTGGGAAGCTTGGCGAGGATTGGCACGTATTGGCTGCTGAAGAGTTTTTGTACGAACCTATTACAGAATTTAAGGATGCTGAGAAAAAATTTAAAGGGTTTATTGATCTTGTTGTTTATTCTAAAAAGGATGAAAAAGTTCACCTGATTGACTGGAAGACTTGTTCTTGGGGTTGGCGGCGTGAAAAAAAGAGCGATAAAGTCATGGCCTACCAGCTTGTTATGTATAAACATTTTTATGCTCAAAAATATGAAGTAGATCCAAAAGATATTGACTGTCACTTCGTTTTATTAAAGCGGACTGCGAAGCCTGGTAAAAAGGTTGAGTTTGTTAGGATCACTGCGGCTAAAAAAAGAACAACAGATGCATTAAAATCTTTAACAACTGCCCTTTACAATATAACAAAAGAGAGATATATTAAAAACAGAAATTCTTGTACGAGTTGCAAACACCGTCCAGGTGTCTGTGAATTTTACAGGACCGAACATTGTAAATGAGGTACAAAATTGGATAAAAAAATTACCGTTCTAACAATTAGTGATCATCCACTGTTGCCGTCTGGGGTTGGTACCCAAACAAGGTATGTTATAGAGGCACTTCTCCGTAGTGGGAAGTTTAATGTTATTTCATTAGGTGGGGCGCTTAAGCATCAAGACTATACTCCTAAAAGAGTTGACGGATTTCCTGGTACTTGGGAGATCTTCCCAGTAGATTCTTATGGCGATGCTAAGATTGTAAAAACTTTTATCAATGAAAGAAAGCCAGATATTCTATATTTTATGACAGATCCTCGTTTTTATGAATGGCTGTGGTCTGTTGATGATTCAATCCGAGAAAATATCCCGATGATATATTATCATGTCTGGGATAACTATCCTTATCCAAAGTATAATCAAAGGTATTATGAATCTAATGATGTTATCGCTAGTATCTCAAAGGTTACGAGCGATATTGTTCGTACTGTAGCACCTGAGGTTGAGGAGCATTATATTCCTCATGCAGTTAATAGTAACATCTTTTCTAAGAAACCACAAGACGAAATAGATAAAATACTAGAAAATAATCCTCCTTTGAAAGATAGGTTTGTATTTTTCTGGAATAATAGAAATGCAAGACGAAAGCAGTCTGGTTCCCTTGTGTATTGGTTTAGTGAATTCCTGGAAATGGAAAGTGTTGATAGAGATAAAGTATGTTTATTTATGCATACCGATCCAAATGACCCTCACGGTCAACCTCTCGAATACCTTGTCAATGAATTAGGGTTTAAAGAGGGAGAGGTTGTAATATCAAAAGCCAAACTCCCAGCAGAGCAAATGAGTTTATTATACAATATTGCCGACTGTACAGTTAACGTTTCTGATGCTGAAGGTTTTGGGTTGGCAACCCTAGAGTCATTATCTTGTGAGACTCCAATTATTGTTACTATGACGGGTGGATTACAAGAGCAGGTGACAGACGGCGAACGATGGTTTGGTGTAGGTATCGAACCTGCGTCTAAAGCAGTTATTGGATCACAGCAGGTTCCATATATTTACGAGGACCGTATTTCTAAAGAAGATTTTCTAAACGCTTTATTGGAGATGTATAATAAATCAGACGAAGAGCTACAAGAGTTAGGAAAATTAGGCAAACAACATGTTCAGGATAACTATAATTTTGATATGTTCAATGAGCGATGGGTGAACCTAATGACCAATATACATGACAAATATGGCTCATTTGAAACACGAAAAAATTATAAAAATATTAGGGTAGAAAAACTATGAATAATAAACCAAGAGTACTAATAGTAGGACCTGTTTGTAATATCTCAGGTTACAGTGAGCATGCACGTACTTTACTTGATTCTTTTGTAGAGATGCAAGATGTATTTGATGTGTATGTTCAAGATACCCAGTGGGCTGCTGCAACTCATAGTTTAAAGTATTACAATAAGTACAAGAATCTTATTAATAAGACAAATAATTTATTTCAAAGCAGAGTTGACCAAGAAGGAAGGGTTAACATCGCAGGATTGTTTGACTGTACATATCAAGTTAGACCACCTAATGAATTTCAGCAAATGTCAGAAAATGATATAGGTGTAACAGCAGCGTTGGAAACTACCTTTGCCCCACCAGAATGGGTTTCTAAATGTAATCTGATGAAGAATATTCTTGTTGTATCTGAGCATGCTAAAAAAAATCTCAAGAAAACAAAAGATCAAAATGGAGTTGGGATATCTACTCCAATAACTGTAATTCCATTTGGTTATGATTCCACCGTAGAGAAGGTTGATATTTATAAGGATATGGAGATAACCACAGAATTTAATTTTCTTACAGTTCTCCAATTAGCTCCAAGGAAAAACTTCGAAAATATGCTTAAGTGGTTTGTTGAAGAGTTTAAAGATAATGATAAAGTTGGATTAGTAGTCAAAGCTCATATGCAAAATAATAGTACTTTGGATTTTCATTCGAGTAAAACAATAATAAAAGGATTGTTGGATACAATTAGCCCGAACAGGAAGTGTAAGATATATTTTGTTCATGGTAATTTTTCCGAGCAAGAAATGGCTTCTTTGTATAATCCAGAATATATTGATTGTTATGTTACGACAACTCACGGGGAAGGGTTTGGTATCCCAATATTTAATGCTGCGTGTAACAAAATACCAGTAATTGCAACAAATTGGTCTGGTCATTTAGATTTTCTTCGAGCACCTGTCAAATCAAAGACCGGGAAAGTTAAATTACAAAGTCATTTTCTAAAGGTTGATTATAAATTAGACAAGGTCCAATCACAACACATAATGCCAGGACTTATTGTAGAGGGTTGCGAGTGGGCGTACCCAGACGAAACCTCATTTAAAAAGAACTTAAGATTTATTAGTAATAACAAAGGTTCGTTTTTGGAGGAAGCTCATTCTTTGTCTACACATTTGTTGGATAAATATGACATTGAAAAAATTAAACAAAAGTATAAAGAATTCCACCAGGAACATATGGGTACAATAAAAACCAAAACTTATAATGATATATCGGAATTAGACACGCTATGAATAAAGAATTGTTTTTCATATCAGACTTCTTTAGCGATCAGGTTGTTGGAGGAGCAGAACTCAATGATGATGTCTTGATCAATAAGTTATCAGACAGGGGCTATAACATTAGTAAAATTAGTAGCTCTAAAATAACGTTAGAGTTCTTGAGAGAAAATAATAAAATCCTTTACATCGTATCTAATTTTGTTGGTTTAAATTATGATTGTAAAAAATATATGTCCGATAATATCGAGTATGTAATATATGAACATGATCATAAATTTCTAGATACAAGAGACCCATCTATTTTTTGTGAAAATCAAGTAACAATTAATGAGGTTATAATACCAACTGATAATGTAATTAACTCAAGATTTTATGCAAAAGCAAAATCAGTAATATGTCTTAGTAAAATCTGCAAAGAAGTTATGGAGAGAACTCTCAACATTAATAATGTGCTTAGTATTGGTACCAGTCTGTGGTCTGATTCACGGTTAGATATGATTGAGCAATTAAGTACAACTAATAAGACCAATGGCACTATGGTTGTTAAATCTGATAATCCTACTAAGAATATGACTGCGGGTGTTTCTTATTGTCAATCAAAGGGGATAGATTTTGATCTTGTCGGGGGACTTCCACCAAATGATTTCTTAAAAACCATGGCAACATACGAGACTTTGGTATTTATTCCAAAAGTTTTAGAAACATTCTGCCGTTTAATAGTTGAGGCTAAGATGATGAATTGTCAAGTTAAGACGATTTCATCACTTATTGGAGCAGCAAGCGAGAAACATATCTCTTTAAATGGAAATGAATTAATCAAAGAGACACGCAAACGAATCAAATCGGCGATAGATCTTTTTGTCGATACCATTGAGAAGCCTATTGATAAAAACTATAAAAAGAAAATAGCATTTATAGGAAAATTTAGAAAACTTTATGATGAAGAAGGAAAAGCCCTATCATTAGAAAAAAGTGGATATGAAGTTTTAAGATTTGATGAAGACACTTTTAATCTATCCGAGGATTTAAATAATCAAGATATATTGATCAGATCTAACCCTGATTATGTTTTTTATGCCAAGTTAAGAATACCTAATCAGAGTCAATTTATGGACACTCTAAAGAAAAACTGTATAAAGACAGTCTGCTGGGTACCTGATTTATATTTTGGCACCCCAAGAGAAAACGAAGTAAGACAAAAACATCCGATGTTTCAGGCAGATTATGTTTTCTCTACAGATGGTGGAAACCAGCACTTATTTGCTGAAAGTGGTATTAATCATTATCCGCTAAAGGATGCCATATTTCCAGCAAACTGCGTAACAGAGAGGCAGGTAAAAAATTCTAAGAAGAGTATTGATGTCTTATTTGTGGGCGGCTTAGACATGAATTTTCATGGTCAGAATCGATACAAACTTCTTAATTTTCTACAAAATACCTATGGAGATAAGTTTTTCTGGGCAGGGAAAAACAATACTGATGAGTATAGAGAAGATAAATTAACAGAATTGATTAGATCCGCTAAAGTTATTATTGGTGATTGTGTAGAATCTAAAAACCTTTGGTCAAATCGCCTTTATGAAACAATTGGTCGTGGTGGTTTAATTATTCACCCATATGTTGAGGGTATAGAAGATCATTATACAGATGGTCAACATTTTATTACTTTCGAGCGAAATAATTTTAATATCCTCAAACAAAAGATTGATTTCTTTTTAGATAACCCAAAAGATAGAGAGGAAATAATCTTAAATGGTATTAAGCATACAAAGGAAAACCACACATTAGACAATCGTGTATCGTACATTGTAGATATAATTGATAGGTAATAAAAATGAAAATAGGTTCTATAGTTTTATCAACTAATCAAGGGTTGGGTGTTCTTGCAAAGTCTTTTTATGATAGTGGGCTCGTACATGAGGTTTTAATAAAAGAGCATGGAACGTTAAAAAATCACCCAGAGTGGTTTAACCATTCTTCATTCATAGGTAACCCCTCTGATTCTTTTGCACAAACTAAACACCCAGGAGTTGATGAGCGACTTGTAATTACTAATTTTTTATCAAAAATAGATGTTTTGCTTGTATTTGAGATACCTTTTTATTTTACCATTCAGACAAGCGATGGTAGAACAGTCGGGTATGATATTTTAAAAGACGCTAAAAGATTAGGCGTTAAAACAGTGCTCATGCCAATGTATGAATGCACTCCATACCCTATGGAAGCAGATTTGTATCTTTGTCCTTCTAAATTAGATTACGAAGTGTACAGAAAAATGTATCCTGAGGCAAGCATAAGACAAGTAACGATCCCGGTTGATGTTTCGTGGAAACAAAGAACGCAGGCTAATACTTTTGTTTATAATGCTGGCAATGGAGGGACAAATGATAGAAATGGGACAAGAGAGGTTATAGAATCATTACAGCACATAAAATCTCCGATAGAAATGATTATCCGCTCTCAGAAACCATTAGATATTAATGTAAGTGATAGCAGAGTAGATGTTCGTATTGGAACAGTTGAGTATGATAAGCTGTTCCTAGAAGGTGACGTTTTTCTATTTCCAGAGAAATTTAATGGATTGTCATTACCTCTACAAGAGGCATACGCCAGCGGTATGTTGGTTATGACAACAGATAGGTTTCCTAATACTTTGTGGCTCCCAAACGAACCTCTTATACCAGTATCAGGATATGTTGAGGATAGAATTGTAAATGTTCCTTTCCATAGGGCAACCATTGACCCTATTAATATAGCAAATACTATAGACTTATGGTATAAAAAAGATATAACAAAATACTCAAATCAAGGTAAACTATGGGGAGAGCAACATTCTTGGGAAAATATGCTGCCCAAATACATACAAGTTATTAAAGAGGGTCTATCACAATGAAGATTAGTTTTGTACTACCTCCAGATGAATTTTCTCATAAAATTGCTGATGAGTTTCGAGAGTTTGGTGTAGAAGTGATAAAGAATCATTGTACAGAGGACTGTGATTTTTTGATTGGATTATCACATTCTCAATTACCAAAGATTAAATCAATCAACGAGCACAACCCCCAGGTACCTATGATAAATTATAACTGGGACTTTTATGGCTGGGTGGATATGCAAAGTAATGCTGGTTATAACTGGCCTGGTTACGGAGAGTTATTAAATAAATCTTTAGAAATTTGGACTCCCTCTGAAGAGGTTAATCTTCGCACTGAAGAATTTCTAGGTCTTGGACACAAATGTAGAATAATAAAATCATACGCAAGACTTTTTGATTATGACGGGGAAATAAAAGATGGTAGATATGTTTACCAGGCTATGCGATACTATCATAAAGATAAAAATATAGGATGGCTAAAGCAGGCATGTTCAGAACTAGAAATTCCTTTGTATGAATCACTGCATAAATTATCGGAACAAGATTTTCACAAAGTGATTGCCGAGTGTAGTTTTCTCGTTACAGAATATCACGAAGCATCAACGGGTGGACTTACACTGATTGAAGCTCACAGATTAGGAAAGCCTGTTATGGTTAGTGACTCAAAGTATATGGGTGCGAGAGATTATTTTGGTGATCGAGCAATATATTTTAATGACAATAGTTATGAGGATTTTAAAAAAACATTAAAAGAAACTTGGGACAATACCCCTAAACTCGATAGAAACGAGTGTATAGAATTTACAAACCAGTATAAACTAAACAACATGGTTACAGAAATGTATAATAGGTTACTGGAGCTAAAAAGTGAGTGAAGCTTGTAACTCTCGTAAGAAAGTTTGTATAGCCACATCAAGGTATGTAGGAAATATTTGTAAAGAGTGGGCTAGTAAAAATATCCCTACAGGATATGAGCTAGTAGATGAGATAAACGATGCGAGTATTGTAATATCAGTCCTATATGATACTATATTAACATCTTCCGTTATGGAAGGTAAAAAATGCTACAATTTTCATCCTGGAATTTTACCGGAATACAGAGGAGCAGGAGCATATAGTTGGACACTCATTAACGAGGATAAGAAATCAGGTATTACTCTTCATTTGATTGATAAAGGGATTGATACTGGTGATATAATAGAAATAAGAGAATTTATTGTATCTGAAACTGATACAGCTTATTCTCTTAATGAAAGAGGTAATGTTTTAATTTTCAAGATGTTTAAAGATTGGTTTGTCGATCTACTTGAGGAAAACTTTGTTGCCGTACCACAACCCTCGGAAAATGCCAAAACTTATTACAGAAATGATTTAGATAGAGTAAAAAATTTAACAAAATATATTAGAGCTTTACATTTTCCTGGTAAAGAATCTTCTTATTATATTAACAATAAAGGAAAAAAGACTTATATTAATTTTATAGAGGAGTAAAATTATGAGAACTATTAAAGATGAGAACGTGTGTGTTATTGGTGGTGCTGGCTTTTTAGGTTCCCACCTTGTTGACCATTTGATAGAAGATAGGAATTGCAAAGTTCTTGTTCTTGATAATTTGATAACAGGGCTTAAAAAGCATCTTCATCACAAAGCAGATTTTATGTGGTTTGACATTCGTGATGATGAGAATGAACTAGCAAAGATTTTTCTGGATAACAAAATAAAGTATGTCTTTAATTATGCTGCCGAACCTTATATCCCTGAGTGTTTTGAGAGACCAATGCACTTTTTTGATATTAATGCAACGGCAGTCTTGAAGGTCTTAAATGCTTGTCAAAAAGCTAATATCCAAGGTTTGCTACAAGTTTCGTCTGCTGAAATTTATGGTGACATGAAGGGTAAGATTAAAGAAACTGATCCTGTAACTCCTCACTCAACTTATGGTGTATCAAAGTTAGCTGCTGATGGTCTTGTACAGGTCCGCTGGAGAGAGGCAAAAGTCCCAGCGATTGCTATGCGTCAGTTTAATTGTGTTGGAGAAAGAGAAACACATGAATATGTTATTCCAGAGATCATTGAACAACTTGACAGAAGTCACAATGTAAACCTAGGCAATAATTCTTTTAGAGATTTTCAGTATGCTGGTGACGCAGTTAGAATGGCAGTTGAGTTGCTAGAGTTCGGAGAATTTGGTGAGGTTTACAATATGGGCAGTGAAGATGGTATACAAATTTATGACTTAGCTCATTTGATTGGTAAATTAATGGGTCATAAAAAAGTTAATATTATTACTGAACAGGCTCGTGTCCGCCCGTGGGAGATTTGGCACTTACAATCAGATAATACAAAACTTTATAATGTAATTGAGTCCCGACCAGAGGTTAATCTTGAGGAGTCGCTAAAGAGGACTATTGAATATTTTAAACAAAATAATAACCATTGGGATTGGTAGAGGTAATAAAATGGGTATAGAACAGCCAGCTAAATATTATGATGACATTTTTGCAACATCAGTTGCATACAATGATCCAAACCCACCAGTAGGAAATCTTTGGGAAACTATTGCACATACTGCTATGTCAACATTGGGTAGCACCATATATGATTTTGGATGTGGTCCTGGGCATGTGTGTCAAGTTATGTACCGTGATGGATTTGAAGGAACATATAACGGTATCGATTTTTCCACTGTAGCTATTGAAAAAGCACAGCAAAGAAACGCAACTGCACCTAGCGCTTCATTTTTTGTTAATGATATCACAGCAATGGATGTTGGTAGCTTTATAGAAACAAATCCTAAAGATACTACAGTAATATCCACAGAATTTTTAGAACATGTACATAAAGATGTTGAGTTTCTTCAAGCTATTCCAGAGGGTGTTAATTTAGTATTTACAGTTCCAATCTTTGATGACCCTGGTCATGTTAGATGGTTTGTATCACAAGAACAAATATCAGATCGATATGGCGAATATATTGATAACTTAAATATACAATTCCTTCCACATGATAGAACTTTTATATTTACAGGAACCAGGTCAAATAGATGAAAAACCTATATGATAACAAAGAGTTTTGGGTAACTAGAGTTGCGCAAGCAAAATCAGTTGGAGATCCCTATTACTCTGTTTATAGGTCGGGACCTACAGAATGGAAAAGAATAATAAATAGCAGACTATCTGTAATTAATCAAGAGGTCAAAGAAGAAGATAAACTACTTGACGCTGGGTGTGGATTTGGTTGGTTATCTCAATTTGTTAAAAACGAATATACCGGTGTAGATCAAACACCAGCCCTTATCGAATATGGAAGGGAATTATACCCTGGGATAAAACTTGTAGAATCAACACTACAAGACTTGCCATTCGAAGATAATAGTTTTGATTGGATTGTTTGTTCTTGCGTCAAATATGGAATTTTAGAATCAGAGGAGAACGGACTAATAGAAGAAGGGCGTTGGGACACTATAGAAAAAGAGTTCCTCCGTATTGCCAACGGTGCTATAATCTGGCCAAGTTATAGTAGTGATTATGAAATCATTAGACGATGAGAATTTGTAATGCAAAAGTTTGAGATTTTAGAACAAAAGTATGCAGAACATTTGGGTGTTGAGTCAGCAGTCGCTGTTAATACAGGGACAGCAGCTTTACATGTTGCGTTAGAAGCACTAAGACTCCCAGAGGGTAGTAAAGTAATAGTTCCAGAGTTTACCATGTATGCTTCTGGTTTAGCTGTACACTATGCTCGCCTTACACCAGTATTTGTTGACTGTGATGACCGACTATTAATTGACCTAGATAAGGTAGAGGAAGTTATAGACGAAAATACAAAAGTTCTTATGGTTACTCACATATATGGTCGAGTTGTCGATATGAATCGAGTAATAGAAATAGCCGAAAAACACAACTTAAGAGTTATTGAGGATGCTTGCGAAGCTCAGGGTGCTTATTGGGATGGTAAAGCTGTTGGGTCTTTTGATATTGGGTGTTTCTCTCTTTACAGAAACAAAATAATCTGTGCTGAAGAAGGCGGTATTGTTGCCTCGGATGATACTGATCTTCTAAGAGTGGTAAGGGATATGAAGAGCATGTCTTTTGGAGAAGATCATAATTATTACCATAAACAAATAGGTTTTAATTATCGTATGACAAACTCTCAAGCATCTCTAGCAATTGACAGCCTTTTAAATTATCATGATAATCATAATAAGAGAAGAGTAAATGAGGAAATATATAACACCCTCTTGCCTGATAGCATTAAAATGCCAGATAGAGATGCAGTGTGGGTATATGATTTTTTCTCACCAGTGAAAGATAAAATAGTATCAACTTTAAATTCTTGTGGGTATGCTGCCCGTCATAGCTTTAAACCCATGTCAATGATGCCTTTGTTTAAGAAAGATATTAATTATAAAGAATTTTTATCTTATAAAAAATCGCAAAATGTAGGATATCTACCAGTAGATCCCTATCTTGAAGAAAAAGACATATTAGAGATATGTTCCATAACTAATAAAATTATAAAGGAGAAATAAAATGAAATTTTCAAACCAAGCAGTCGGCGCACTTTTAATGACATTACAAAAGTGCCTAACAGAACAAACAGATATCACAGAGCTTTTGTCAGACTGGAACTTAGAGATCCAGGATGAAGAAATTGTTGTAACTAATCCGCCCTCATTTAAGACAGCCTCTGAGTAATGCCTCTCTACGTTTATGATTGCTTAAATTGTAAAAAGCAAGTAAAGATAAGACACTCTTATAGCGCTAAGGGTATAACCTGTACTAAATGTAATTCACAGAATTTACAGAAAAATTTATCTAACGTTTTACAAGTAACAAAAAAATGTTATAATACCAAAGAGAAAACAGGAAGTCAAGTAGAAAAAGCAATCCAAGAGGGAAAGCAAGAGTTAGAAGATTACAAGAAAAAACAATCTAATAAAATTTATAGGAAAAAATGATTACTACAACACTTTTAACAATTGCTTTGATATCTTCTATGGCTATTAATGTTATTTTTGTTTGGTACACTAGAAAACTACTAAATTATTTAGAGATGACAAACGAAGATACAAGAGTTGTTCTGGAGTCAATTGCTGAATACGAAACACATTTAACTGATGTCTATGGTCGTGAACTTTTTTATGGTGACTCCACATTAGAAAAGCTTTTGATGCATACAGGGAACCTCGCTGATGAGGTTCAGGAATATCTTAAAGCCAACGAAGAGCTTACCAGGAAAGAAGTAGAGACTGAGAATGCCTAGAAAAAAGAAAAAGAATAATTATTATTTTACAGAAATAACAGAAAAGGCAATAGTAGATTATTGTAATACAGACAGTTTGTCAATGAGAACTAAGCTCTATGTCGAACATATACAGCCTGCTTTTGATGAGCTTGTGGATAAAATTGTTTACACTTATAAATTTACGTCCCTTGAGAATATTGAGTACCACAAGGATGACTGTAAAATTTGGCTTACAACTATTCTAGGGAAATTTGACCCCTCTAAAAATAAAAAAGCATTCTCCTACTTTTCGGTTGTAACAAAGAATTGGTTTACGCACAAAGCTAAAAAACAAACAAAGAAGAACCGCCGTGAAGTTAATTATGACGAAATGGTTAGAGAGGTAGAAGCAGTCTCAGGAGTTGAGGGCGATCTGATGACTGATATCGAGGATAAGGAATTTTGGCTTTCACTTCTCAGCGAAATCAACAGTTGGCAAAACCTCACACTTAAACCTAACGAAGAGAAGGTACTTAACGCTGTTATAACTTTAATGGAAAACATAGAGCAAATAGAAATTTTCAATAAGAAAGCAGTATATTTGTATATGCGAGAGATTACGGGTCTCAATACAAAACAAATTGTGAGCGCCCTTAACAAAATGCGGGAAAGATACCGAACCTTTAAAAAGAAGTGGAATGAAGGAGAAATTTCTTAACATTCTATTTATTGTATGAAGAAAGATCTCAACTCCTTAATCGAACAAGCCCTAGAAAATATTAATAGGGACAGGCAAGAAACAGAAATGCTCCTAGATAATTTAAAGGAGTACATGAGCGTTTCTAACGATCGTTATTCGGACTCTGGACCCACTGCTGCCAAGTTTGTAGAAACACTACAAAGAAGTAACGAACAATTAGTTAAATTAGCGACTCTAGTTTACAAGAAGGATCAATCCTCTAATCAGGCAGGACTTACGGATGATGATAAAAATCAGTTGTTTGACATTCTAAAGGAGGAATAGAATGTCAATTTATAGTAATAAAAAAATATCAGACGATGAGAAGCAATATCTTGTACAAAGAGAAAATCAATTAGGTGTTGATATAGGGCAGCGGCAGTGGGGTTTAGACAGATCATCACCCATGGGTGCTTTAAAACAAATGATCAGGGATTTTTATACTCCTGATACTACACTATCAAAAACAAACCCATATGCCTTAGTATTAAGTTCAGAAATAATTAATCCAACAAATTACGATGTAGCTGCAAAGGGTGAAAAACCCGGAACTGCAAATTATGTGCTAGTAAGAATAAAAGTAATCAGTGATGACCGTCATTTTTGGCTCCCTGAACCAAAGCTTGGTGATGCTAGTGATCCATATTTACAACTATATCCTTATGCTCGCTGGGACAAGGGAGAAATACCAGTAGGGTCTGTAGTAGCTCTCACGTATGACAATCAGAAACATCAATTTTCAAGCGCTTCTGATGTTGCTACAGTGACCTCAATTGTTGATTTAGCTCCAAGTCTAGGAGGCGGTAGTTACAGAAAGAGAACTAGTTTATGTAAACCAGATGCAGCTAACTATTTGCGTGGACAAAATTTACTTAATGATTCTAGCTTTAATATAGCACTAGACGAAGTCTCATCAGATTTAAATGTTAGTAAGGCAGATTTAGTTAGAATATTTGAGTTTGAATCACAGATTGACCCTAGGGCATTTAATCCCAAGACCAGAAGACAGTTTCCTACAGGGCTTATACAGTTCACTACCAATGGACTTGAGTGTGAATATGATGAAAATCGAGGTATTTTTAGAGGCGGAGCATTTGAATGGAGAAAATTAAAGACACCAAAAGGTGAAAGATATATTACAGGAAATTTTAAAAGGCGTGGAGCTTCTCTTAATCCACTAGATATAAAAAGATTAGACGGTCCCCAACAAGTTTATTTGGCAAGAGACTACTTTATAAGAAAAGGGATTAAAAGTATAAGACGCCCGCTAACTATCGGAGAATTATATCTATTGGTGTTATTCCCCAGAGCCCGTAATAAGCCAGATGATTATAGATTAGGGACTGAGAAAAGCAATTCGCCAGATGCTCATAGGATTTTTGCCAAGCAAAACCCTGTCTTTGGTGGTGCGCAAAGAGGGTATGTAACAAGAGCAGATGTTGTTGCATATATAACAAACTATCCATTTCAATTTGTCAATAGAGATGGAAAAATTGGTTGTAGGACATAACAATGAGCACAACAGAATCAGATATACAAAGGCTTCGAGATGAAGGCTCTAATTTTAAATTAATAAGTGAGCCAGGATCTAATAGGTATGTTAATACAGATACTGGAGATATAATAATAACATCTGAACAGGAAGCTGCAAACACTGATTTTTTTAGATCAAGTATATCCTTTATCCAGTCAGATGATGAGCAGACCCAAGAAGCACTTGACGATTTAACGACTGTAATTGAGGAAAATGAAAAGGATTTAAGAGAATCATTAGATATTCTAAATCAAACAGAACCAGACGATACCACAAATATTCCAGAAAGACCGCCTGGTAATGGGCCTACTGTTGATTCTATTAGGCCGGGACTAATGGATGACAGTAAAGAAAATATTTCACAAAACTTCCCAGAAAGAGTGGCAGCAGAATTTTCTGGATTCTTTAACAGTAAGATCCTAGAACCAAACCCAATATATTACGCTACTGAAGCAGAAGATGTAATCCAGGGAAAACACAACACAGTTATAATCCAAGGACGTGACAGACCAAGAGGTCCCGATTCTGGCACAGGCAGCGGCGCAAGAACAAGGAATGGTTGTATTGATATTGTAGCAGGACTTTCGGGACCCTTGGCAAGAGAGGTCGATAAAGATGGCAATAAAGTATATACAAACAAGAGTCCTGAACTCGATGCTGCTAGGATATACATCACTCAAAATGCAGAAGATATAGATAGTGAAGAATATTTTAATCTTGCCGCTGGTAAGGTAGGGTACAGAAAAAACAATTCTGCTATTATGATCAAAGCAGATTCTGTTAGGCTTGTTGGAAACGAGGGTATAAAACTTGTTACTAGTGGTGATGCTTTTAATGGACTTGGATACTATATTGGTTTAGGTGTACAGGGTGTAGACATAATTGCTGGCAACAATGATTATGGGCTTCAACCAATGACTAAAGCTGATAGTCTAACAAAGGTTTTGGACAATTTACTAGAATTATTAGCAGACTCTCAGGCATCTACAGCATTCTTATATGAGCTTTTGGTAACAGTTATGTTGACTTTTGTAGATATTACCGGAAAATCTCAACTAAAACTTAAAACCTTAATGGCAAGATTACCTTTGGAAATAAAAAATCTAAAAGAACAAGAGAAAAACTTTATCAAACATAAAATAAACTATAGTCAAAAAAATCCATGGGGTGCTTGGAGATTTGATAGTAGATTTAATAATGTAAACTAACTAATTTATGCAACTAACTGAACGACAAAAAAACATCATTAATCCATATGCTCAAACACTAGACTCGGACAGTCGCCGTGGAGTGGGGTACCAGTATGATCTGCAAGAAAATAAGTACATCTTAGATGCTATTCATGAGCAGTATCTTTATTTTTACAGTTTTCCTTTGGTGGGTACTCGGTTAATAAGCAGTGAATTAGTAATATCCGAAAGAGATTACCTTGCTTATTTCGCCCTTTACCCTCAAAATGGAAAACTTGTAAATGGACAACCAGAGAGTATAAGTGCTCAAGAATCAAAAGCTATATTACAGGTAGTTGTAGAAAATTTACAACAAAATAATGTTATTGATAAATATGTATCAAATACAACAGAGTTAACTTATCTCCCAGAGTTCCGCTCCGATGGGTCAGAGACTGGAGAAACTAAACAAAATCTAGCAAACTTAGTAGCTATAGCACCAGATCACTCAAAAGAATATAGAAACAACTTAAGAAGGTCACTCGAACTACCGGATATTCAGTATGCTGATAATCAAGGTCTGGAACAGTTGGAGCTTGAGCCAGAAATGGCTGTCTATATTAGTTCTGATTCAAATGTTGACTTGTATGATTGGACTCAAAATGGATTGCCAGGGGGCGATGGTGATAAGGTATATTATAATCCTGTTGATAAAAATTACTATTATGTAAAAAGAACAGATATAGTGGACAACAGTGTTTTCTCATTTGCAAATAGTCTAAGAACAAGAATCAAAAAAGAAAGCGTTGAGTCAGCAGTCGGGATCTGGAGAAGATTAGAAGAATCTAAAAGAGAATTATATAATTCATCAGTAGAGAATGCAGTTAAAGAAATATTAAAATTAACAGAAAGAAATTCTGAACAGAATTTTAATCTTCTAAAAAGAAATTTTGTGCCACCCGATTCTTACAATAATGTCAATAGAAGAGAAAAGTCTGTTGATTGTTTTCCTCTTTTGACATACAAGGGGGTACGACCAGGGTCTAGATGGATGTATTGTCTTAAAATCCCATCAGAACAGATAGCACAATTAAGAGAAGTTGTTGATTCATCAGAACCTTCACAGAGAGAGTTTGATTTAACTGCCTTAGAAAAGGCAAAAAAGCTTATTAGTAATTCTAATAAGTCAACCCAAAGCTTGACTTTCTCAGTCCAAGACATGTTAAGGTATCTACTCAGTGTTAGGCAGACACTTCGTAGGGTTAGTTTTTTGTTAGATAAGCAAGGCATATCCGAAGAAAGTATCAAGGGTGTAAACTTAGAACAAGAAGCAAGTAAACTAGAGAACTTTTTTGAGTTGTTTGGTCTTTTTGCAAATCATAACAGATTTTCTTTAGAAGATACAGACGAGATCCAACTATTCTTTACATCAAGATATAAGATTGATCATATAGTTGTAAATGGATTATTTTATTCGAGTGGGTTTGGTATCAATCCTTACCTTAGTCCAGACAATAGTGTAATTGTAAATGCTTTTAGTTTATTTACTCCAACAACTTTTTCTATTCTAAGAAACGCTCAGAGAATATATAAGGACACAACTGATAGTTCACCAATAATTGATGATCCTGTTAATTTTGTAAAAAAATATATTTACCCAACACCAGACTTAAACCCAACACAGGTAAAGAGACTTAACTCTCGCAATTCCTCTAGCCTAACAAACAAGAGAAGGAATACTCTTTTTACAAAATTATCGGAGATAACTTCCGTAAGTCCACAAGAATATGAAAAACTATTTTCAGGATCAAAGAGAAAGTTCAGAATATCTACAGCCATATCGACAATGGATTGTAACACCGCCCAGGCTCAATTTGCTAAATATGCATTAAAATTCTATCAAGCAGTCACTGGTAAAACTAAAATGTCATCTCTAATAAAAGAGACAATATTGATCCTAAAGCAGGAAGTGATAGAGGATGAATTCCTAAGAAGAGTATTGACAGATTCCGAATTATATTACAACAATAGGTCATCAGAGGCAGATGACCCGGAAGCTAACCAAGATTTACTTTATGTTACGGCTGAAAAATTCATAAATGATCAAATCTTTTGTTCCTTAGATGTTTTAGGAGACTTTATAGAAGATAATTTTCTAGATCCCTTAGGACTCCCACCAGAAGCAAAATACTTAACATCTAAAACAATTGATCAGTTTACTCCAACTGTTGAGCTTAAAAAAACCAAGATGGTATCTTTAAAAGTAAAACAGTCAGACATTTATAGAAAAGCTGTTGAAACAATAATAGAGAACTTCATTAAATCTCTAGTTGCTGGTGTAGTAAAAGATATAGTTAATGCTTTATTCGGCTGCGGACCTAAATCAAAGGTAAGGAATTCTAAGTCAGATTTAAGTAGTGCTTTAACTTCTTTAGCATTTGGAAGTGCTAATTTAGAAGATTTAATTGGCTTTGTTGATTTAGTTCGTATAGCAAGAAAGACACCTCTTCATAATGTTTCCACTGAGGAAACTGAGGAAGGTGAAGCAATAACAATAAAGCGAGTACCAACCTTGCAACAGTTAACAGCATTAATAAATGATGTGTCTAAAATGTGTACCCCTATTGAGTTACAACAACTTCTTGATGGTGATGCTGACTATGATTTAATCCAGCACATTGTGGAGACAGTTTCTGGTGAGGAATCAATACCAAATTTTAATATAAGACCTGAGAATTATAATACGATTGATTTTACAACAGAAAATATTGCAGATTTCTTTTATATGCTTGGTGAAAGTCTTGACTTTGGAAGGATGGACGTAGTAAAAAGTTCACCACTATCGGTTTACTGCGCTAATGTCAACTTCGAAGATGGAGTTATAAGAAACCTTGGGTACAAAAATATTGAAATTGATGCTTTAGCAGAACAATATCAACAAACTGTAAGTGCAAAAATAGACAAAATTAACTTTCTTTGTGATTTCTTGAGAGGATTTCAAGGAATGGAGCTTAGAATTCAACAGATGTTAAATCTAGTTCCAGATTTACAGTGGTATGATGATTTCTTAAAAGTTATTGCGTTTGCAAGTAACGCAATAACAGCATTTTTTACTAATTCTTTGATGTCATTGTTTGATAAATCAGAAGATAGATTTATAAGGGCAAAGGGTGAGTATAATTTATATTCATCAAAAGTTGGAAGCGAACTCTTTTATCAGATATTCTTTTCTTTAAGAGAGCTTTTAATTAATCAGGTATATTCTTACAATAGGGAAATTGGGTTCCTGACACCATCTAGTTGGAGTCCTACAAGACAAAGATTCCGAATAAGAACTAGTCCTAATGGTGAGGTTAGTTACGAGGGTAATTATCAGGCAAGAAACAATGAACAATTGGACGAGATTGTTTATTACTATATCTGGTCTGACTATCGAGCTAACTATGATGAGTATCAAGAATTTCTCGCAGACTCCGACCCAGGGGACCTACCACCTCCAGGAACAGTTAGTAGGATACCAAATGCTCCTCGTCTTGATATTCCACAATTTTTAGAAAAACCTCAAAAACAATATGAACCATATGACGCTTCATATTATGCCATAAAAACTGCCCCGCCTTCTCTAGAGGGGAAATTAAAAAGATTCCTAACAACAGAAAGGATGAGAAATCTCGGCGCAACATTGACAAGTCAAGATGGGACTCGATCCAGGGGTGATCGTGCCCTTTTAACCCTGGTCAGTAGTGAGGTACGAAAATATCTTTTAGCAGTAGAATTAGGTTCTCCATATACTGGTTGGACAGGAGCGTCATATTTAACTCTTGGAAATCCATCTATAAATATTTCTTTCTTTACTGAGCCAAATGAAGATTCTTTACAGAGGGTGTGTTCCTTTAATCCAGATGAATTTAACTGTAATGAGGTTTCTGATGACATCTATAAAGCTGGCACAAGAGGAACCTTCGAACAAATTAATTATCAAATATTTAAGGGATTAGAATCAGATGAATATAATATCCGCTTAGATAGGAATAATAATTTTGAGTTTTTAAATGTGGACGGGGTCATGATGCCACCAATAGGATCCCCAGCCTTTAGGACTTATTATAATCGATTATCCATAGGTAAGGGACCTGGAACGCAAGTTGGATTATATAGTAGAAACACTAAAGCAGCGTTTCTTCAAAATTATACTAGAAGAATTGACACTCAAATAAATGATAGCGTTATAGCAAAAGATGGACCACAGAATATGTCAAGATATATTCAGTCAATATCCAGATTTCCCTTTACGCAATTAGATGATGAGTGCATAACCGCACAAGATATTTCCAAAGCTAGTATAGCAGTGGAAACCATTCAAAATCATATGTTTCATTTCTTCTTAAATATTATGCCAATGACAACTGTATATCCTCACTGGGGCAGTGTTGGTACTATAAAATTGATATCTGACTATCTGTCTCAAAAAATAACACAAGAATTGTCTTATGATAATATGTTGGGTCCATTTGAAAGTCAAGTAGGAGTCATACAAAAAGTTTATCCTAGAATAGCTTCCGATGAAAAAATGATAAACAACCCTTTGATTAGTGATGTAAATTCTCCAAGTCAAAATTTTAAAAACATCATTGAATCAATGTATATCAGTATGTTATCTAACATTGCTAAAAATCAAGTATTTTCTGGCATTAATAAATCAATATTTAATGAAGATACTATGCAAAATTACAAAGAAGTTTTATTAGATTTGTATAGAACTATAACAGATCCTCAAACAAGTCTTCGAGACTATGGTATTGTGGATGCTAATATGGCGGAGCAAACAAAGCAGAAGGTGAGGGAGTTTTATACTGAAACAGATATAACCGAACTTGGTATGCTTGTTAGTCCTTATTTTATACCTGCTGCCCCTCAAATAGCATCCTATATGATATATCATGATAAGGGGATCAAGTTCTCGGAAAGATATGAAGATACTTTCACTAGGTATCTGTCTACTGTTGCAGATTCATATGATGGATTATTAACAAGCATAAAAGGACAATCAGTTTATCAGTTCACTAATGCACAAACTAAATTTCCAACATATGTATCAACCTGGGATACGAACTTGCCCATTCGATACTTTAGGACTAGGGAAGTACAAATTAGGTTCAATACGATAGAGAACCAATACATTAACTTTAATACAACTGCTGAGGGGTATGGTATATTTTCTTTATTTGATCTTGATGATATCACAATTGCCAATAATGAGATTATGTCTTATTTAGACAGAGTAACCAGCTTAAGTATATTAGAAGGTAACCCACTTGATCGCAGTGTTAGAATACGTGGGGATATAAGAGCTTTTGCTAGAGAAGAGGTGGATACAATTTTTAGAAATTGGTCCGCACCAGATAATCAAAGGCGAGAATTAACTCAAAATGAATCTATAAGAGTAGCACTCCTTGAGAATTCAATTCAGTCATTGAGGATGCAACTTATTATTGCGAACGAAGAACAGGCAGCAGTCCTTAATGAACAATTAAGCGCAGCGCTAACATCATTACAAACGATTGGACTAAAGCCATTTAATTTTAATAGGACTATAGATACTGCAAGACAAAGGTTGAACTCTGGACAACTGACTGAAATCGAACGTAGCGCTGACGAATTATGGGTTATCATATTGGAGAATGATTGGCTAAACAAGGATCTTGATCCATTGACCCCACAAAGCTATTATAGTACAATATCTGAGTACTTTAGTTTATGGGGAGACTACACAAAAGAAAGATTCGAGGAAGCAAAAAGACTCTATGAAGAAGAGAACCCTGGACAACCAGGCTTGCCTCCAGAGCTTAGTGGACTAGAATTGGCTGGAAGATTTATATCACACTTGTCAGGTATATATGAAATTGCACCAACGTTGTCTGCTCGTATTTTACAAGAGAAAACATTACTAGAAAACCTACTTATTACAAATGACTAAACTAAATGGCATCTCGCCAAAAGTACCACTTATATATGATTCGACTGATGGACCCTATCAGCTTAATAAAAATTTGAAGCAAACAGTAAATCAAAACTTAAAAATGTTGGTTTTGACTAGTCCTGGCGAAAGGGTCATGGTTCCAGAATTTGGTGTTGGTTTACGAAGGTTTTTGTTTGAGCAAGTAAATGATGACACATTCAGTAATTTAGCTGATAGGATAGTGGAGCAGACAAACTTCTATTTGCCAATTGTTAATATAGAAAAAATAAATTTTATTACTAGTGATGAAAACCCGGCATTAGCACTTAATGAGGTTCAGGTAAGTATTAAATATAACATATTGCCATTTGATGGCACTGACCAATTGTTAATAACTTCACAGCTAACTAATTAAAGCTAGGGTAAGATGATATGGCAAAAAGACCGATAAATTATACAAGCAGAGATTTTGAGTCAATTAAAAATGACTTACAGAATTATGCTAAGCGTTATTATCCATCAACTTTTAAAGACTTTAGTGAGGCATCTTTTGGTGCATTGATGATGGATTTGGTCGCCTACGTTGGAGATCAATTATCTTTTTATGCCGACTTCCAGGCTAACGAAAGTTTTTTAGACACTGCGATAAGGTATGATAATGTAACTCGGCTAGCAGAATCACTTGGATATAAAAATCAAGGTGCAGCAAAAGCAACGGGTCAAATTACTTTGTACATGCTGGTACCAGTCTCTACAACATCTAGAACACCAGACCTGAATTATTTTCCAATATTACAGAGGGGAACAATAATATCTGGTGATAATGGTGCCTCATACACTCTCATTGAAGATGTTGATTTTACAGATCCAAATAATCAAGTAACGGTGGCTAGAACTGATGCTAGCACAGGTAATCCAACTTTCTTCGCAGTAAGGGCGTATGGACAAGTAGTTTCAGGTCAAAAATTTGAGGAGACAATATCGGTAGGTGATTATCAAAGATTCTTAACTCTAGAAATGTCAAGGTTTAATATCTCAGAAATTATATCTGTTGTTGATTCTCAGGGTAATGAATATTTTGAGGTAGAAAACTTATCACAAGATGTGGTTCTTTCACAAGCAAAAAACATAGATTCAGATTCTAGGGAAGCAGTGCCATATAATATGAGAGTTACACCAGTTCCTAGAAGATATGTTACCAATTTTCTACCTGATGGTACAACACAAATTCAATTTGGATATGGTTCAGAAGACAATATTACAGGAGATGTTATAGCTGATCCAGCGGATGTTGTCTTAGAAATTGACAGCAAGCCATATGTCACTCAAACTACATTTGACCCTACTAATTTGATCAAGACAGATAAATTTGGAGTTGTGCCAACCAATACAACTCTTACTGTGACCTATACTGCCAACACTAGCGCCACCAGTAATGCATCTGTTGGGTCTGTTACTAATATTGTAGCCCCAAATTTATTGTTTTCTGACAGGGGGTCTTTATCTGAGGCAATAATTAATACAATGATTGATTCTCTAGAAGTTGAGAATGAGGAGCCTATTGTTGGCGAAACTTCTGATCTTTCTTCAGAAGAGATTAAAATCAGAGCTTTTGGTGCTTACTCCTCTCAGAATAGAGCAGTAACAAGAGAAGACTATATCAGTGTTTGTTATAGGATGCCATCCAAATTTGGTAAAATTAAAAGAGTAAATGTTGTTCGTGATGTTGACTCTTTAAAAAGAAACTTAAATCTCTTCGCTATATCTGAAGATGTTAATGGTAATTTATCATTGCCAAACACTGCTTTAAAAGATAATCTTAAATTATGGCTAGACAACTATAGGATGATAAATGATACTATAGATATTTTAGATGGGAAAATAATAAACATAGGAATAAACTATGAGGTTATTGCAGATCTAGACATAAATAAGTTCGAACTTTTACAAGCTTGCAACCAGGCTGTAATTGATAATTTCTTAACAGTCAAATTTAATCTAGGAGAATCTATCTTCATATCGGATATATACAAAGTTTTAAATGATGTTCCTGGAGTAACAGATACAAGAAATATAGAATTTACAAATAAAACTGGTGGATCATATAGTGATGTTGTATACGATATAAGATCAAATATGTCTACCGATGGAAGGTATATGGTAGTTCCTCAAGACTCTGTGGTCGAGGTTTTATTACCTAATACTGATATTGTTGGAGTTATAGTCTAAAATGGGCATAAAAAAATACTACTCAAACAAAGATAATACAATCACAAACGCTTTTAAGAGCGATCTTCTGACAAGAGGAACTGGATCAAACATGGGCGCATCTGATATATTAGAAGCTTTTGTTATCCATGGACAAACCTCAGCCTCAATTAGCGCTGTAAATGCTGAGCAGAGTAGGATTATAATCCAATTCCCCATAGATTCTATCCAGGCAGATATAAGCAGTGGAATTCTTCCAGCAAACACAGGGAGTATAAAGTTCCATCTTAACCTCTATAATGCACCTCACGGATCATCAACCCCGGAAGACTTCACCCTTCAGATGAATATGTTGTCTCAGAGTTGGTCTGAGGGTCGAGGGCTAGACATGGACAACTATTCAGATCTTGGAGTGTCAAACTGGATATCTGCATCCTCTGGAGTGGCGTGGTCTGAGACAGGTTCATCTATAATAACTGGTCCCAACACTTCAGTCACTGTACCATTTAGTACTGGTTTGGAGAATATATCTGTCGATGTTTCTGAGCAGGTATATAAGTGGTTAGGATCAACAAATAATTATGGATTCCTTATTAGATTTCCTGATGCGATAGTATCTGGTTCTGATAGTTTTTACACTAAAAGATTTTTTGGTAGAACAAGTGAATTTTATCACTATCAACCAACAATTGAGGCTCGCTGGGACTCTAGTAGAAAAGATAACAGAGGAAATTTTTATATAAGCAGCAGTATAGCGCCTGCGACAGATAATCTAAATACTATTTTTCTCTACAATGTTATCAGGGGACAATTAACAAACATTCCAGGATTAGCAAATAACAAACTAAAAGTTGAACTTTATTCTGGGAGCGCTGCTCCAACTGGTTCACCTCTTTATATTACAGATACTGACGGCAATTCTGTTAATACAGTCACCGCAGGACTTTTAGTAGAAAATGGAAACACAGTTTCAGGTGTTTATACTGCTTCGTTTGCTTCTACTAGTTCTTTAGAAAGTGTTTACGATGTTTGGTGGACAGGTTCCGCTCCTAGAATAGAATACCACACTGGATCATACGAACCAATTCCAGTAGATACGTCCAATTTGTTATATGATACTGTATATCTAACAAATATAACTAATCTAAAAGACAGTTACAAAAAAGGGCAGAAGCCACAACTCCGTGTGTTTGTTAGGGATAAGGATTGGAGTCCTAATATATATACGGTTGCAAAATCTACTGTTGAGGCAACAATCATAGAAGATGCTTACTATCGTATCTTCCGTTCTATTGATAATTTAGAAATAATCCCATTTGGAACTGGAAGTTCAAACAACAACTTCACTCGCTTATCATATGACGTGAGCGGGAACTATTTTGAATTAGATACTTCATGTCTAGAGCCTGGATATATGTATGGAATTAAGTTTGCTTACTATTTACAAGGTGAATACAGAGAACAATCAGAAGTATTTAAATTTAAAATAGAAGAAGATGATGTATGAGCAGCTTAAAAAGTCTATATCAAAATAACAAAGAAGGCACTACGGTAAACAAATATTTAAAAAGTAGTGCGCCCAATACTTTGGGCGATGGTATAGAATCTAGTGATCATCTAAAGGCCCTTACAGATAGGAATGAATATTTTCTTCCACCTATAGATTACTCAAAACCAGAAAACTTTGTAAGGTTTGGATCTGCTTTTGAGTATTATAAAAATGCTTTTGAATTTATTGCTAGCGATTACCCTTATGATGGTTCGGGTTTGGAAAAGACAGACTTTTTCAATAATATAAACCCTTTGGAAAAGTATACTTTAGAAACAATATACCCCAGAAGCACTGGGTATATATTTATAGGCTACCCTTATAAACTTTCCTCAACAAATGCATCATTTTATGACTCACCAACTACACCAACATATATTCAAGTTAAAGGTGGTCCTCACAAAAGCACAAAATTTGATGAATCTAAGGGTAGGACATCTAATCTAGAATTTGGCGGCACCAGCGGGACAACAGTTGAGTTTTTTCTAAAGAAAGATAATTTAAACACAGTTGCTGAATCTAGAAAGATGGCGATTATTGATCTAACCAACGGCACCCCAGTAGCAAATTCATCTAGTGATAATTACGGAAGATTTAGGATAGCATTACATTCAGGATCAGAAACACAGTTTTTTGTGACAATGTTATCGGGCACGAATGGATTTACAGAGACTGCTATACCAACAACTCCAGGTCAAATAACAATTTCCGATGCAACCTGGAGAAATTTTTCATTTAGATTTAACACATCTGGAAGTTCTCCTACGATGGATTTGTTTGTAAACGGTGAATGTGTTGAAACAGGTGTTACTGGGTCTGGTGCTATTGGGCAGGTGACAGGAACTATGATAGCCAACCTCGGAGGGTTAAGGGAATCCCCAGAAGGCTTTGGGGGATTAGGGTTAGCAGAAGGTTCTGGTAAATTATCAGCATCATTTGATGAATTTAGATTCTGGAAAGCGTCCAGGGATTCTGAACAAATTGGCAGAAATTGGTTTACCAATGTTGAGGGAGGTAGCGATAAATATGACGCTAATGTTTCCTTGGGAGTTTATTTTAAATTTAATGAAGGTATCACAGGGAATAATTCAGTTGATGCTATTATACTAGATTATTCAGGTAGGGTATCAAATGGGAACTATGTTGGTTATTCTTCGGCTCTACCATACCCCAGAAACACGGGATCTGCCATAAATCAATTATCTATTCAATCTATCACGGAACGTGGCGAGCCAATAATAAGAACTAACCACCCGGACTATATTTCAACTAAAAATGAATATCAACTGAGCGGGTCAAATTATGATTTTAATAATAGCTCTCGTCTTATAAATAACCTTCCAACTTGGGTAGTTGAGGCAGAAGAAGCCAGTAATAACGAGATTGTTGCCCTAACACAGATAATCTCTGGATATTTTGATACACTTTATAATCAGCTTACTTATCTTAAGGAACTGAAGTACAACAACTATATTAGTGGAAGCTTGACTGAATCAATAGACGAGTTTCCGTTTAATGATCGCCTAGTAGATAATCTTGGTGTTACAGCACCTGAACTATTCGAGAACTCTGGACTATTAGCACAATTTTTACAGAGAGATGAGCAGATTAATTTCGATCAGCACCTAGTAGATATCAAAAATTCTATTTATAAGAACATTTATAACAATCTTAATTTCATACTGAAATCAAAAGGTAATGAAAAATCAATAAGAAATTTTATTAGGTGTCTTGGTGTTGGTGAAGAGGTATTAGCATTTAATGCGTATTCAGATGACGCTGATTATGAATTAACAAGTAGTTATATTACAACAGTTAGTCATAAGAAATATATCGATTTTACATCTCTTCTGAATCAGACAGATGGTGAGGCAACAGTATATCAATATTATGATTCTACTAATGTTAATTCTGTTGGACTCATAAGCGGATCAGACCAACTTGATGAGTATTCTTTTTCCGTGCAATCTGAGTTTGTGTTCCCAAGCAAAGAAAACGAGGACACACTTCCTTATCTTGTGCCAAATGTGGTTAGTTCTTCTCTATTTGGTTTTCACACGCCTCTTGATACTGACCCTACATCAACAGATCTGACTTGGCAATCGGCTGCTAACGATTATGGTTTACAAGTATATGCAGTAAAAAAACCAGGACAATTTTCAGAAATTATATCCCCCTTGAACAAAGTTAAGGACGCATATTTTATAGTTAAAGATCGCACGGGAAATACGTTGCTGACTTCGAGTGTTTTTAGGAATGTTTACGATAATGAGAGGTGGAACCTTTCTTTAACTCTTAAACCAAAACGTTATCCCTTCTCTAATTCAATTCTAAGTTCTTCGGTATCGTCCACTGGTTATGAACTGGGATTATATGGCGTCAATTTCAATACAGGTCAGAAGCAAAATTATTTCAATGTAGTGTCAGATTTAAGTTATACTTCTGGTTCATCAATCATAAATTCAGCTAAAAGAATATATATTGGTGCACACAAGACAAATTTTACCGGAAGTACACTAACTTCTACTGATGTCCGAGCATCAAGCACAAGATATTGGACAGATTTTCTACCACCAGAAGTTCTTGATATCCAGGCAAGAGAAGTGGATACCCACGGCACCTTGCATCCATCTAGAAATTCTTATTTGTTCCAAACAGCTAGCGCAGGCGTTTATATACCTAACATACAAACTTTAGCGCTTAATTGGGAATTTACAAAAGTTACAGGATCTAACGCAAGCGGTCGCTTCATTGTCCAAGACTCTTCTCATGGGTTAAATGATAGTAGTTATGAAGCTACATATCAAGGAGATACACTTAGTAATATTAACTTAAGACAACATACTGGACGGGGCGATTTCTTTACAGCATATGCATCTCCAGCAAGAAAGCAATATGTTTATTCTAATAGTTTAGTATCACCAGAGTATCTTGCCTACACTGATGTTGTGCAAGTTTTATCAGCAGACGATAGAGTTTTTGGTACTTTCAAAAAACCTTCTAGTAGTTTTTATGCTATAGAAAAGAGCATGTATCGTAGTATTTCTAGCCGTATGCTTCATTTGTTTGCTTCTATTAAAGATTTTAATAACTTAATCGGCGAACCAGTAAACAAATATAGATTAAATTATAAACAAATGGAAAAGCTAAGAGAAATATTTTTCCGCAAGGTACAGAACGATATAGTAGACTTACAAAAGTATCTTGACTATTATAAATGGCTAGATTCAGCCGTAACTCAAATGCTTGATCAACTTATGCCATTTTCTGCTAGATATGCAGAAAACGTAAGAAATATAGTTGAGAGTCATAGTTTAGAAAGAAATAAAATAAAATATCAACCACCACTATTAAAAGTTCCTGGCGAAAACACAGCAACTCCACAAAATGTAATCGAAGGATCAGCAGGAGGCCCAACAATAGAGCTTGGAGTTCCAGGGGCAGGCTCTGACACTCCAATCCCGCCATTACAACCTCCTCAACCTAATCCAAACTTTTTACCAGGTATAAGCGAAAGAATAAACCCAGAAACACTTATACCTATAGAACCAATAGTGCAACAGGAAGAACTAAGAAGATTCTCAAACTGGACACAAAATTATGTGCTTGATAGAATTTTCCGAGACTTTCCATAATTGATTAAAAGAGACTAATTATTAAATGGTTAGAAACGCAAATAAAATAACTGTAGATACGGCTCCCCCACAGAGTTCTAAAAGAATTATTGGAGGGTCAAATCAAAGAAGTACTCTACAGCAAAGACTCCAGGGATCAAAGGGATGGAAGCATAATCATGCGCCGATCGGACTGAATCAAAAAAACAATTATAATTGGTGGAAGAATTCCGCAAACAGATATGATTCCCCTTTATCTTCATCCTTTAACATTAATAATCTTTATACTAACCAATCTGTAAAGGTGCAAGTACAAAGAAATTTAGATAGGGAAAGAATTTCTTCTTTTAATCTTGAGATGGATAATTCCATTAAAGGTGGGAGTAATCAACCTTTAAACAAGAAAAGGTTTGCCAACAATATTGTCTTTAGTGAATTTGAGGAATATCTCGATATAAATGATGAGTTATTTCCAGGGATTAAAAAACGTGCTACAGTTAAAGCAGTTCTTGACGGCAAAACTTTTACTGGAGAACAAGTACTGCCTTTTAGTGCCTTTAGTTCCAGTGTGAGTTCAGGATATCAAGCAAAATTAACATCTTTCGGTTTTCCAAATTTAGATTTTGCAAATTTACATGATGATAAAATACAGCCTTACGGCGGTGAGGTACCAATGCAAGGTCCTTTCACGCAGAGGTATGTTGGAGGAATCCAGTCTCGACACAATGCCTTATTACAAACTAATGAGAGAAAAGAGCAATTTTCTTTATCATTGGATGGAGGTTTTGCCATAGCCACAATAACAATTAGCATCGGTGGTGGATCCTTTGCCACCTCAAATTATAACGGTAAAAACGTAACTTTGAGTTTGGGTGGTGTTAATTTTGAGACTGACTTAGATAATACTGCCGATATGGATGAGAGTACTGATAGTGTTACGGGCGTAAAAGATGCTGCTAGTGTTACAGATGTGGCATCTTCTTTGGTAACAAGTATAAACGCCAGTGCTACCGATCAGAATCTACGTGTTACTGCTTACAATCTTGGCGCAGTGATTGTTGTTACTACTACAATTCCAGGACCTTCAGTGAATGGGGTTTTATTTGCAGGAAGTCTTATCGCTAGTTCTTTTGGGTCTACTTCTGCTTTTGCTGGCGGTAAATCACCTTCTGCTGCCATTAATAAAGTTTCTGGAAATAATCCAAGGGGTCATTATTTGCGAGGTCAAGCAGCTAAAGCCCCTGTAAATATTGATAATATACAAACTTTATTTATATCTAACAGCGTTCGTGTGGTAGGTAATTTTCAGAAGAGATATGAAATAGTTCAGACTTCAGACAGGTCTGCAACTAACATGGACCTGGCATTCAATACTGAAAATTATAATTATCAAACGCCAAGTGCTTTTTTAACAACTCCCTCTCGCAGAGCACTAGGATTAACAGGGTCAGCAGATTTCCCATCACCTCGACAAATAGCTTCGAGGAAAACAAATGAGACTATTATTGTAAATCGTTTTTCATCACCGGGCGCTAAGGTTGACTCTAAGCAACAGTTTCGTGATGTAACTTCTGATCAGTTCTCATCTAACAGTGCTCTCCCTTTTAGGAATTTACCTGTTCGCAACCCATTTATCAAGAGATTGTCTACACACACAGAATTCGGAGGTTTTGTATCAGGTAGTACAACAATAGCATCAGTAAATAAAACACAGAGAAATCAAACTCAACGAGTGATACCCTCAAATAATACATTTATAACAGGGACAATATATGATGCCTACTTTGTAACAAGACCAATACCAGCAGGAGATAGTACGCAGTGGTTTTTTGCTCTTTCCGGCTCTGACTCAAAAACATATAACAATTATGTACTTGCAAGGTCAAGATACCCAGAGAATATTATTCTATCAAAAACAAATCTTAGCACAGGTATTCCCAGTTCCTTTAATGCGGGAACGGGCGATTTTACCTGGATTGATGGTAATCAATATTATGTTTGGTCCTCAAATCCATACACAGCTCCATGGGCACAACTTCAATCAAGGTATCAAAATGGGGCAACTTATTTAAGAAATAATAATATCTATGAATTACTCCCGGAAGAGCGCCTAACTAGGAATGGTGTTGATAATGATGTTGCAACGCAAAGTCGCACATCTACTGATCAAGCAGGTAATACAATAATAAACTATTACTCTCAGAGATTTACAGAGCCCCCAGTAACATCTCGTTATATTCCGTTAGTACATCAAATTGAAACAATTGTTGGAACTCCAGCAAAAGACTCAAGTAACAAAACGACACTAAATTTACAGTACAGTTATGGAAACTCTTTGATGGGTTTTGCTAACCGAGAACTTAACAGGCAACTTATTGGCAATATTAAAGCGTCTCATAATAAAGTTAAGCGACCATATGAGGTATTACGAGAACAACTAAATAGTGACACATCTCGTGCTCTAAATGGTGTTAACATAATAAAAATGTTTGCTTATGGTGAAACAATTTTCCCAAAAGAGATAAATACCTATCTTTCAGGGAGTCGTGCTCGTCTATCTTTTGCAAATTCATTTTGGAAAAATGATGCGGATATTGAAACCGTAACAACTTTCTATCCTAATTTTGATACTCTTTTTTATGTACCAACAATTAGGGATAGGGATAATAGGCAGGTTCCAAGATTGAGATCTCCTTTTACGAACTCACAAGGATTTGTAGTCCAACTTGGCGACCAAACACCGTACAATCTAAAAAACGCTTTCACTCCAAAGTTAACAGGACCAGGGTCTGCTTCTATATGGCCTATGGATTCTTATCTATGGTCTGACTTATCTAATACCTATGCTCAGTCAACTTTTGAAACAGGATCATTATCTGCGTCTGTTATTCTTGCTGGACAGTCTACTACTGCTTGTGGTGAGTTAATGAGCGTTCATTATGGTACAGTAATTGATTCTGTTACAGATTCTACACCATCTAATAACGCCGGAACAAGTTCTTATGATTCTACATCAATAGTAAGTTCACAATATGTTTATAGTATTGCTTTTGAAACTGGTACAGTTGCTTCTACCAATACGAATTGTGAGCCACGCATTCCTGGTGGAGCTTTTTCTCGCCCTGCATGGACTGCTGCTTCTGAGCGTATATTCGTGGATGGACAAAACAAGGGCGGTCTTGCTGAAAGGGTTTACCCATTTTATAATAATTATGACGAGTGGGTAAGTGAGTTAAGGCTTAAAGGCAAGGCACATACAATTATCCCAGAATACCGTATAAGTGAACATATTTCTGAATTTAAAACTAATCGAACTTTATTTACTGCAATTTCATCTTCGTTAGAGATAACGGGAGCAAATGTAAATAATTTTGATGGAACAAATACAGACTTCTATACAAGATATGCTACTACGGATAACATAGAATTTTTGTCTGATTTCATGTCCTATGATAAGGGAGATGTTAATTATATTTTCAATGATTACCCTCGACATTTTGAGATAAGTTCTGATGTAATTATGAAGATATTGCCTTATGATAGTTTTTATCCAATGAATAGAACTCTTGAGATATCAACACTTTTCTCCCAATCATATGGAACAGTCACAAAATTTGCAGGCTCGGGAGCCGGGCAAGCTAGCCAGTGGCGAACTATGTTACGACCATATTTCGCCCCAGGCATCATGTATAACTCTATTAAGTCAGGTGTGGCAGTTGATTTTCCAATTCGTCGAGTAACAAGAAACACTGGACAATACGACAAGAAGGAATCAACATCAGCCGCTGGTGATGGCACGTTTCCAGGATATAAAATAGGTTATCCATTGTTTGGGGGTCTGTATGGCGAATTAACAGGAACAGCCAATGTTTCAGGTACAATACCAGGAAACTCTAGAAGAAACAGAGAGAATTTTGATTGGACAGACCCAGACGTCAACGCTCTTTTCTGGGCGGATAGATTACCTTTTGAATCTATTCTAGCTCCAGAGGATTACCTAACTGCTGATTTAGATACAACAACCGGGTCGTTAGCAACGGTTATGTCTGATATTAATAGTTTTCTTCATCTAGATGTTACGGCATCTTTTACAGAAGGTCAGGTAGATTCTAACAATCTTTATAAGAAGGCAGTATCCAATTTCCTTGCCAATGTTCCACAATTTTTCTTAAAAACAAAACAAAATAAATTTGGCTCGCCTGGAAAACTTACAAAGTTTGTATCTCAATTTGGTAGCCCTTCGAAGGGTTCTCAAGAGGTTACAGCCGCTGCTCGCACGGTAACTGTTGATTCATCAAAAGCGTACATGATGGAGATTGGATTAATGAAAACAAACCAGTTTAACATGTACAGTAACCCAGCAGCCTTTGGCCCAGCAACTAATACAAGTTATATATTACAACCTTGGGAGATTGCTGCTGGGTCTGGGTCTTGGACACCATCTGGATCATCATGGCCCAAGCATCGTGGTGAATTTGCACCGTTTACACCGCCATATTATTACGGACCCTCTTTGGCTCGCATTACATTTATGCCTACTGGGGACAAACAAGAATATACGCTAGAAGAAATTTTAAATAATGACCGTGGCGAGGTTTTTGTAGACTTCTTGAATGAGAGCGGTAGTTATTACGATGCGACATCGGGTTCCTTTATTGACTCTTACGGAAATACGATAGAAACAAATACAACTCCTACCTATAAGTGGAATCGTGCTTGGCTTAATAGAATGGATATCGACGCCTCTATAAATATAGGCAACGAGTTTCCAACCTCGGCAGGATCTTCTTACAGGTCAGCAGACCCAAACAAGTGGACAATAATGCCCAAGTGGGAAAGCCCAATCCTTGATTTCCCAAATATCATAAGAACACCTGCCGCAGAAGCCGTATCCGCCGCTGCTGCATCCGCAACTATTACAGCAATAGATCATGGTTCCGCTGCTTCTGGTATGACTATTATAATTACAACAAATACAACAGCAGTTACTTTTGAGTTTGACAATAGTACCTCTTCTCCCTCAAGGGCTTCAGCGACAAATTATGTTGTTGGTATCAATTCATTGGGTAGCAACGCAGTTCTAGCGTCACGTATTGAGGATGCGATTCAGCTTTGCACCTCTAACGGAGAAATTGATGTAATAGCGTCTAGACCCAGTAGCCTAAGCGCAATAATTGGAATAGTGTCTAGTGTCAATGGTACCGCTATGAATACCAAGGTCATAACTGGTACAGCAAAATCTTCAGCTATTATAAATACAACTGATTTTGCTGGAGGTGTAGATGCCTCTCCCTCAACGCCAGCAAGTATAGCGGTAGATTATGACTTCTCTTCTTCTGTAAATCCATCAGAATTCACAAGTTCTGCTCAAGGTATGTGGCACCAATATGGCTCAACACCTGATGAGGGTGAGGGTGTTTATATGTATATTAAAGATGTGCCAACAGGTGCAGATGAAGAATATGATCTTGTGGCTAATTTGAGATTTATTGGCGGGATGGTAGGTACAGTTGGAAGTTATCGATATGTACGAAAGGTTCCAAAATTTGTAATTGACTCTAGTAGATCTGTGACTTCTCTTGCGGATCTTTGTGGATTTGATTCTGATGAAATTATAAGAAAAGGTTTCGACCCTAAAAAAGCCAAAAGGCTTGGCGAGCTTGCGGACAATAAAGAAAACACAATATCAGAAGCAATTGTTGCTTTGCCATTTTATGTAGATGAATCAGGAGATTCAAAACTTATCACACTCCAGGCTTCACCAAGAGAATTGGGACCAAAAATTAAAGAGTTCCGCAAGAACTTTACCAAATATTCATTACCACCAGTTCTTGCACAAAAACTTCTAGGTCTTGTTCCGAAGGGATACCCAACAATCGCCGATACAATCAACCCATTTGGCGGGGATGAATACGATGAAATACTTTCAGGAGAAGATATAAAGCAAATACCTGTTGTTTATCTCATGGAACATACTGCCGAATTAAATAAGCAAGATTTATCTGATATTTGGCAGGGTATTATGCCCGATCTAGCAAGAAAAATGAAGTTTAGTTTTTCTGCAATTGATCATTATATGCCCGGCGACAACGTAGAGGATAAGATAACACAATTCCCAGAAGTGCTAAAAGAACAATTAAATATTAATGCAAAGATCAGAGATGGACATCCTCGTTATGATCTTTTGGATATAGCAGAAAAAGCCTGTAAGCAGGGATTCTTCCCTGAAATCCGATGGTTAGTGTTTAAGGTGAAACAAAAAGGGTATTCAACTTATGCTGAAATGATTATTGAAGAAGTTGATGGTCCAAACGCTCTTGGATATGATAATGCAAAAGAATTTATGACTTTACAAGGGCTCCCAGAAGATCAAGTTGAGAGGATTCTTGGCGACCGAGATGAATTTGCTAAGAATACTTATATTTCTAAACACTCCTTGTCAAGTCCAACTTATAATTGGCCATATGATTACTGTTCTTTGATAGAATCAGTAAAGATTAATTCTAAAGTTGGTTTCCGACCTGATCTTAGTAAAGAGTATGAGGAATCTACAGAGAGTCTAGTACAATCAACTGCATCATCAAAAACAACAAACAATAATAATTGAGCACGGTAATATTTAAAGTATGAGATTTTTTAACCAAAAAGAAGAAGTCTTGGCTATTGAGCTTACTCCTTATGGTAAAAATAAATTTGCCAAAGGTGAATTTATGCCATTTTATTATGCTTTTTATGATACTGGAATTCTCTATGATGGTGAGTATGGAGACATACAAGAGACACAAAATCAAATAGAAAATAGAATTACTCAAGAAACACCCAGACTTTTACCAAGAACTAGGTTTGAATCAGGTAATCAATCTACTGTTTCTTTATCTTCGTTGACATATTCGGACGATAGCATTCAAGAAAATGTTTGGAACTCAAGATTCCATAGGGTCCTGGGATCAAGTGACCCAAATTCAGAATACTATCCAAGCTGGAATATCCGTGTTCTTGATATTGGCGATGCTGCGTTTGATAGGGGCGTGGAATATATGTCTGAAAACATAATTCCTCAAATGAGTGCAACTCTTAATATTAATTATGTAACAGAAGAAGACCCCGAAACAGGATTGACAAGTTTTGTGCTTGCAGGTAACGATTCCGTGGTATTTAGCGTTCAAGAACTGAATACTGTATTTAAAGAAAATGGGAATTTTGATATAGAGGTATTTGTATCATCATCAGAACAACAAGGGTTTGTTCCTTTGGGGTTTATAAATAATAATTTAGAAAACTTAAATACCTTACAAGAGCAACAAATTCCTCAAAATTTACTTAGCACCATCAACGGCACAAGTGATGAAATAAATTCATTTTTTCCTGTTCTTGACGGGGAATATGTTGAGTTCTTTTTAGATATTGAGACTGATCGAGAAATATCAACATCGTTTTCTTCTGGTGATGTTTCTCCAACTTATAATAGGGATGATATTTCATCTCCTGTTGACATCTGCGATGATGGATCTGAGGTATAGCAAGTGTTAAGTAATAACTCAAAGCTGGTCATAGATTCGATAGTTCATGAAACTTCGGAAATCCAGGGCACAAATAAAAAATCAAATAATTTGTCTATAGATTTATCTGTTAGGGGACAAGTTCCTGAGACTAGGTTTAGCAATATGAGTCTAAGGCTGTTTTTGTCTCTTGATCCTGAAACAATAAAAATTCTTGACTTTATTACCCAGAGGTATAACGAATATCTTAGTCTAAACAGCCTGGATGTTACAACTTACGATTATAACAACTTCATAAAAAGAACAGTGCAGAACAGAGGCTATCTTTTCGACTCTTCGATTCCTTTCTCCCCAGTCTCAACTGATTTAATAACGAGGGATATTGTTTTAGAAAAAAACGTTTCAAATTATGGAAATGGATCAAGTATTTTTAAGGATGTTATAATATATGATATACCTTTTGAGGAAGCGTTTAAGGAGCAAAGTGACCGAAGCACAATTCTTAAAACAGTGAATTTAGAATTACCAAATTCGGTAGGTAATGTTAGTAATTTATCTGTATATGCTTTTGTTTATAATAACAAAGTTCCTAAAATAACAGAATCCAACCCGGTTGACAATTTTTCTATAAATACCGGGATGAATTTTGTTGATAGAAGAACTCCATTGGGAGTGAGGACCATATATGTTTCCCCGTCTCCAGAAAAGATGCTTTTAGGGCTACAGGAAGAACGAACAGTAAGATCACCAGATTCACAAATATTCCAAACACTAGACAAGACTTCTCCTAATGAAAATCAAGCTATTCTCTCCGATAATAATGAACAACAAAGTATTGTAAAAAGATATGAGTTTGCAAAAATAGTAAAAGATACGAACAACTTTTCTAATATATGGATATCCAGAGGTCTTGAGAATAGTAATAAAATTATCTTCGCTTTCGATATTCGATCTTTTTTAATTAAAAATTCTGTTCATCCGTTTGTTTACGAGAGTGACACATTGTTTAATGCTGCGATAAATGGATTATTCCCGGCGTCTAAAAAAGCAGAACTCTTATCTGTGGAAGTCCACAGGAATCATGTAAAAGAAATATCTTATGTTTCTAATAATGGGTTAACCGTAGAGAACTCGTCTAAAATGACGCCAACAAGTCAGTACCCTAAAAAGAGAATCTTGACGGCTAAAGAAGTTGATATTAATGTTTTAAGAGGTAATCAAAACGGACAATTTGTTTTTTATGAATGTTATGACAATTTGTCAGAATACCTAGACAATGGAAGGTACTCCTACTCGGTAACTTGCGCAGTACAGGACAGTTCAGTTGATCTTATTAGGGATATAACTAATGCTCTTTATACAGGGAAATCGGTCATAAATGAAATAATCACTGCACTCAGAACAAACAATACAAAAATATATGATTTTAAGACAGACAGTCTTGCGCAAAATATTGATTCTATAGATATTAGCATTGGTGATAGAACAGTTAATGTTTTAGCTGAAATAGAAGCATTACTAGATGAGTACAATAATATAAGTTTGGCCCTAGGGATGACTAGTTCAGGCGATAGAGTTTCATCTGAGTACTCAACAATCCTTAAAAGAAATAATAGCAGAGTAAAAATTTCATTGTTAGATGAGATTGAAAAACTGTTTGACAATCAGATTACTTCATTGTTACAAAAACTAGAAAAAACAAATCGATCAAATCTGCTAACAACTAAAACGTCTGTGTCTGCCCCTCCCATAAGAAATAACTCGAACTCTGGAAATCATAGTCTTGTTCTTGTAGCAAACCACGATTATGTTTTACCCATAGACACAGGGAGAGACAAAGCCCTCGGGTATGATTATATTTTTAACAAAGATCAACACAAGGGTGTTAATGTTTTAACTATAGATGAATTTAGTTCTCGTGGTGCAGAAGAATTTGCAAAATATTTTGAGGCGGCTGGCGACTTAACTATACCTGGAGGGTCATACAGGAATTCTTCCTTGTCTTATTTCACTCCAAAGACTGTAAAAACACACGAGAAAAATACTATAAATCAGATAAATATAAACAGTATAAAGAATAGCGCAATAGAGTATTCATACAACCAGTACGCACAAATATTTTCAGATATTATCGCTAGAAATTATCTTAACAAAGATTTGGGAATTTACGATGTTTATCTGCCAGAGTATAAGACAAACGAAAAGCAACAGAATAATCAGGTATACTTGAATGTTCTAGATACGCTTAGCGACAAATATTCCCTAGACATTTCGACAGAAATAACTCCTCAGTTTTCTAGCCCTGTTGTACAAAAGGGGAAAGTAAAAACTACAGTTTATAATACAACAAAAAAGAAGGGTTTTGCCCCTTGTGAGTCTGATGACTTAATTGCAAGCGTTATTGGTGGGTCTAATTCTATTAGTGACAGTGCCAGTAGCTATTTATCCGAAGTGGATAAAAAAATAAAGAATACTAAAATAAAAGACCCTGAAAATTCAGTAATAAATACTGTGTCAAAAAATCGATCTATAAAAATTCCATTTATGTTATTAGGCGAGTTAGAGCTTGAAAAAACATTAGAGACATCAGTTACAAGCACAGGAATTCAGTATTATAATTCACTAGTTTCACTAAGGGAAATTCTAAGTTTAACTTCAGATAATATAGCAGATCAGATAGAGTCTGAAGAACTAGCATCAATTCCAAATCAGATAAAGAGCATGTTATTGATTTCATCAGTTTCAGGCGAAGCGAATATTGGATCTCTGGATAGTTTAAACACCTACAAAGCCAGAAGACCTTTTATAAATGATCCAGCCGCTACATCAGAAAATACAGTTAGCGTTTTTAGTGATAGTAAAGATGTCCCACCATACCCAGAAGCAGATGACCCTATGAAATCATATGTTAAGTTTTTAGCGTTTTGGATGAATTATAGGCAGATAGCTGTAGTTGAATATCTTGATAGCTTCTCATCAATTGAGGGAAGGTCAACAAATCGAGAAAGGCTTAAGTTAGATAATTGGAACATATTAGATTCTAAAGTAATTGATAACCCAGATTTAGGGGCTGGAAAAATTCTTTGCAGAGTCAGGTCAATCGAGCCAGTAGAGTATGTGAAAATGTTTAAAAATGTATTTACTGACGCCGAGCGGGCTGCTCTTCTAGAATTTTTCGAGGCAAAGCAGATTTTTAATCTTCCTTTATACAATCAGTATTTTTATATTCAACAAGAGGAAGAAGGTAGTAGTGTAAATACTGTCTCTAATCTATCTAATAACAGTGGGAATTTAAGTTCGTACTTGAGAGGAGACTAATATGTCTAGTTGGTTAGATAGGTTAAATAGAAGATTTAGACCACGGCCTTTTCAGGCTCCCAGAATACCAGAGGGACAACAAGAAGAAGAGGCAAGACAACCAGGAGACCTTCGGGGCACAGGATTGCTACCTCCAGAACTAGAGGACCAGGAACGTAACCGAGGAGACCTTCGAGGTACAGGATTGCTACCCCCTGAGTTAGAGAATCAAGACTTGCTTGGCAATATAGGACAATCAGACGTCAATCTTAATGATTATTTAAGGCGCACGCCAGGAGATCTTCGAGGCACAGGGTTGCTACCTCCTGAATTAGAGGGTTCAGGAAATGATCAACAGGATGACGATATCCCACGTTTTAACTTTCCTAATTTTCAAATCCCTGTTGTGGAGCCAATCCCAGGTATTAACGGGGAAAATAGAAATCAGTCAGACAAAAAGAGAAAAATAACTGTATCTAGAAATTTCTTAGATCCACTAAGTTCTTGGTATTTTTCACGAGCAAAGTACGGGAACAAAGATGGTATTAGGTTTATAAACCCTATTGATAACTCTAGAAACTTAAAGTATTTTTTTGATTCTAATCCATACGACGCAGAAGTAAGTCTTAATCCACAGGCTGAATGGAGTCTTGCTCCTTTTGATCAAAATGGCAGAATGTCAGAGCAGGTAAGTACAGTAGAATTGCAAGCTTTTGTTGCGGCGATAAGACCACCATCAAGGAATAATCAAAATTTTCAAGAATATTATAAGGCATTATTTTATAGTGGAAACCCTTATATTTATGTGAGAAAATCAGTTGATGGAAATCCTCCAACTTATCATAGTCTTTCCGCAGAAATGCTCGGTGCTACCCTACAGACATCTGAAGATGTTTTATCTATATTATCTTTATTTAATATAGGCGGCGGTCAGATCCCGTTACAACAGGATTTAGACGATATTCAGGTTAGATATAGAGAACAGAGAAATCCACCCGCTGCTTTTGCAGAAGAAGATGGTGAAATAAGATTCTTCTTAGCTAGGTTAGAGAATCTAGGCAGAGATTTAAACTTTGGCAACGGGGAGGATTTTGGACAAGCTGTTAATCGGTATAGGATGTCCTTAAGGCAACGGGTGTCTGAAAGCGGTCAGAATGTGAGTTTTGCTCAAATAATATATGATCTTTTAGTTATAGTAGATGATGATCAAATTAGTCGTGATTCTGAAAAACAGCTAACAAGATATGTTATAGTACAGACTATGATTAGGGTATTACCCTCAGCTATTGTCGGGCTAAGAGATGTTATCAGTAGGGAGTACACCCATCAGCATGTTGAGTTTGATACCCCGTACATAACAAATAGAAAAACATATAATTTCTTAAATGATGGCGTTCAAAATAATGCTATATCTACAATTAATAGTAACTATAATTACTACTCAAAAACATATGAAGACTTATCTTTAGACATACCAGAGACCTTATTACCAAATCTATATGTCAAGCAAAAATACTCTGATCTTTCTCGACGAGATATAGAAGATAATACTCAAGAAAGTTTTAAATTTAATGAGATGTCCACATATTTGAGTTTGTATGGTGCAGCCCCTAATTCCCTAGAATATATAAATTTTGATAAGCCAACTTTTTATAACTTGTATGCTAAAGGATTAGAGGGTATTTCTGAAACTAACTCGCAAACTTTAAGCATAAGGCAAAGTAATATAATTTTAGAATCAGGATCTGTTAGTACAAGTGATATAATCGCCGAAAACTCCCCAATGGCTATCGGCGTCAAGTTCAGTAGAGAATCAGCGCCTACAATAGACAATTTAATATCAACACTGGGGGTTCTTGATTTTAGGGATACAATGTTTGAGAATATTAACATGATGGAAAATCAAACCCCACAGGTTACAACTTTGTATTCGACAGAATTTTTAGCAGGATCATCGGCACAATTAAACTACAATGAGGTAGAGAGTGATTACTTTGAAAAAACATTCCCAGAATTTACTATCAACAGTATCTTGGAGCCATTACGAACAGAACCTTCAATGTTAAATGTTGGAGAAACAGGACAGTCTAGTTTTATTTCATTGCAACTTATCAAGGATGGGTTGTTGTCAATATCAAACTCTGTTACCAGAAACAGCCCACCAAGAATAATAAACGCTAATGATTCAGTTAGTGAAGTACTTGGGTATAAAATTTCTAAAAAAGATGCTGACAATAATACACAAAGTTTTTACATTGGAACAGGTGATGGTGCAGATAATATTACATATAATGACTCCCAGATACATTATGGTAAAGAGTATTCATACAGCCTGCATGAATATCGTCTAATATACGGAACAAAATATTCCTTCAATGTATTTGCTCTAGACTCAAATTATAATCTTAGTGTTCCTCTTTGGTTAATGGAATATTATTTGGGAATTAGGACAAGATTAACTCAGAGGCAACTTATCGAAGATCGTCCAAATATATCATTTAGATGCTGGTTTGAGACAACTCAATATCCAAGAGTTTTAGAAATACCAATATATGATAGTGAATATTCTTATGAAGTTATGCCATATGTAGAGACTCCTGGCAGTCAGCAGCAAGGTAATCTTGAGTTAGGTAACGGGCTCAGTCTAGACACAGGAGTTAGACTACAACTCGACCAGAGTTTCGAGGTAGTAGAAAATATTAATTCTATTAGGTATCCACTTGCAAAAGTACTAGACTACCCGCCTCTACCTCCAGAGATAAATATCTTCCCACTTCTTGGGAACCCAACCCAGGTTGTTGTTAATTCAACTATAGGTGACGGGTCTCTTTTGGGCGAAGACGCAGTGGAAATTGTAAGTATTGGCGACCGCAGTGATAGGATTAACACCCTCAAGGACTATCAAGATAATTTTAAGAACATATTTTTAGAGCCAAACTTTTTAGAGTACAGAAGCGAGGGTCTTGCAGAGATAAGAAATGTTATCTTATATAGAGCCACAGAAATTAATACAAATGTAGAAAAGTATAGTGACATTTATAAGTCTTTTAATCCCTCTGTAAATTCATCAGTAGTAGCCAGGAATTATACTCTATTAAGAGATTATCCAGAGGATTTAAATACTGCTGAATTCTTAAATTCTTACGACGTATATGATACAATCTCGCCAAATATTGAGTATTTTTATACATCTGTAGTGGAGGACATTCATGGAAATCCTTCTAACCCAAGTAGTATTTTTCGTGTTAGGTTATTATTTGATAAGGGGCTGCTTGTTCCAGAAATAACTTTAGTTAAAATGAACAAGTTAGAGAAAAAAGTTCCTAGTAAAAATTTAACAGAGTTTATTAAAATACAAGCCTCTGATATCCAAACAGTTCCTGTTGTTTCAGAAGTAAATAATGAGCCTTTGCCAAACCGGAGTATGGGAAGTTTTCTGTCAGACTCAATTGAAAATAAATCCTTTGTTGTTCGGCTGACTTCAAAGGACACGGGTCGAAAATTTGACTTAAAGCTAAATTTTACAGTTAGGATTAACGACAGTCCAATTAACTAAGGAACATAAAAAAACAAAATTGATTAATACGAACTATTTATTAGGAACTAATATTACAGAATGGTTCGATAAGAGGAAACGTTATGGCTTTTTTAGATAATAGTGGTGATCTCATACTAGATGCTGTTTTGACTGACGAGGGTCGTCGTCGATTAGCAATGGGTGATGGTAGTTTTAGGATTACAAAATTTGCTCTCGGAGATGATGAGGTAGATTACTCATTATATGATGTCTCTCCTGCTAGTGGGTCTGGGTATCAGGACACAAGAATTCTACAGCTACCAGTCTTTGAGGCTTTCACAAATAATACAACTTCCCTAAAAAATAAGTTATTGTCTTACAGAAACAATAACTTACTATATCTTCCAGTTATAAAGTTAAACAATTTATTCACCCCAACCGCAATAGGAACCTCTGCGCCAGTTGGTGGTTATTATGTTTCCGTTGATCAAGATACAACAGTAAGATTAAGACAGTTAAGTGCAAACGCAGCTATTTCTGATGGGTGTAGATTTGCTAACCCGCAATCAGCAATTGACGAATCAAGAATAATCTTAGATCAAGGCGTAGATACTCAAGCATTATCACTTGGATATTTATGGGGAGGAAGTGATGGGTTAGACGAGAATATATACGAAACAGCTTATATGGTAGAGTTGGATAGTCGCCTATTGTCTGTTGCAACCCCAGCCGGTGATCAAGGTCAGGTCGCAACTCCTAGATTTATCGATGACGATAATATCGCCTCGTATTATTTTCCTGTTTCTAATAACTCTCCGTATTTTGCACAACAAACAGGAGGAAACGGCGGCTCGGCACAACCATCTTTCTCGATCGACCCTGGTGGTCAACGACAAACTGTAGAGAACTCTGTTATTGGACCAACATCTACAACCGGTAGACTTGGTTCTCGCCTTGTATTTCTCCTTAGATCGTCACTCAATCTTCAGAATAGCACAGAACTATTCACTAGGTTGGGCGGCACACAAACAATTAATATCGGCGCAGGTGATACGTTCAGTGTTATCAACACTGTAATGAGAGTTACAGGATTTAGCACAGGCTATCGGGTAGAAGTACCACTAAAACTCTTAAAATATACTTCATAGGATAAAAAATATGTCAGCATCTAGTTTCAAGGCACTTAACAATAATGATATGACTCGTGCCCGCACAAAATTGCACGAGGCGATTCCTCTTACAGGCACAATCCTGTCAGGAACTTATAACGATAACAATATTAAAAACTATGCTCATGGAATGTTTCAGAGTGTTTATGATTATCCGTTTCTAAGTTCTTCCGCAAACCATATACTTGACCTAAGTGTTGCTTGGGCTACTGACTCATCTTTGTCTGGTGCTGCTGGTGTAACTTTACGAAACAAAAAGAATGACATTTATAATGAACTATCTCAAATGTTATCTGGTTATGATACTACCGGTAGTATTAATAAATTGGATGTTAGTGGTAACTTTGGAAGCACAACTGCTGCTGATAAGATGAATGAAGTCTTGTTATTTAATTTTTCAAGATTATTAACAAAAGATGAAATTCAAAAACAAACAGGTGGTGGTTTTAATCTTATTTTAGGTGTTAGTTCTTCATTTGCTAATCCTTTTGGCAAAACTCTTACAGTATATGATAAAGACGGCATCAATGCAAAGACAAACTCACCATCGGGAGACTTCAATATTTTGTATGCTACCGGCTCGGGATTTGCAGCATCTTCAGAGAGGCCATGTGGGTTACTATTTTATCAAGCCGGCGTGGCTGTTGTAACAGCTTCAGTCTTTGCCGATAAATTTGTAGAAGATTGTAATATGGACACCACCTCGGCAAGAATAAATAATTTGCTAGTATCTGGCTCTATTAGTGGTTCTTGTACAGCCATGCGTCACCGAGTTCAAAATATTAGTTTTAATAACACAACAGAGCTTAATTCGACAATTTATTTTTGCCGAGCAAACAATACAGATTTCAACTACAGTAGTAATCCAACTTATTTGAGTTCTAGTCAAATAAGGGTAAAAATCGACCCAACTGATACGCCTGTATCATATATAACTACTGTCGGTCTTTACAGCGAGGACAATGCTTTGTTGGCTGTCGCTAAACTAAGCGAACCTTTGAGGAAGACGCCAGACAACGAAGCAACCTTGCGGGTAAGATTAGACTACTAGTTGGGAGGTAAAAATGCCTTACCTCCATACTTTTGGTCCGAACGATATTCTTCAGAATAGGATTATCACACGTCCAAAGTTTGACTTTGTGATGTATAGTGGTTCTGCATATATTAACAATAATGGAGACACTCTCGGAGCAAACATTACAACTGGTACAATAAATTTATTTGAGTACAATGTTGACAGAGATGGTGTGTCTCAACAGTTAATTCGACCCTATGTGACAAGAAATACAGGACTTGTATTTAGAACTAATAATCTAACAAGAGAACAATATAATTCTTTAGATCCATCTGTTACAACCATAACAGGTTCATATCCTTTAACTTCATCGGTAGTTCGACAATACTTTAATTCAACAACTTATCCTTTTCCTTCTGGCACTCCTACTGCAAAAGATACATATGTAACAAATCGCAAAGAACTAATATCACTTCAGAATACAATGAATTATTACCGTTACCTGAGTAATAGTTTCGCCTATAATGGCAGTTATATATCTGGAACAGTCAATATGCTTCAGATCCCTTCTATAATGTTTGGTGAAGAAATTAAAAAGGGAACAGTAAGTCTAAAATTTTATTACACCGGATCTTTAATTGATGAGGCTGTCGATTCACGAAAAAATGGACAACTTATATCCACTATGGGCGGAGCTAGTGGTTCTGTAGTCGGAGTCGTGCTTTACAATGAGGGGTTTGTTTTACTAACCTCTTCGGTAGATATAAGCTCCAACACAGACAAGTACACAACAGGTGCCAGCAATGAAAGAGCCAGTTGGCAATATTTTGGAGCATATGCCTCGGGGTTATCTTCAGCTAGTTTATTTTCCATAAGTTTTGAGGGAACTCAGAAGATACCAACAATGACTATGTTTGCCACGGCTCAACCAGGGGACTTGAATAATTCTCAAAATCCTACATTTGTATCTTCTTCCAACTCTAACTGGAGAGACAATACTTCTGTTGCAGAGGTAAATTATAAAGAGCCTGATGAAACGAAGATTAAGAATACTATTAATAGTCGATATTGTAATTACGAGGACGAGTTCCAGAAGCAAACCTTTATAACCGAGATTGGGATCTTTGATAAAGATAAAAATCTTATTGGTGTTGCTAAGCTAGCAAACCCTGTCCAGAAAAAAGAAGCGGACAATTATACATTTAAACTAAAGCTAGACATGTAGTATACTGTCCTGGATGATACTAGGACTAGACATATCTACCACTATTATTGGAGTTGCTCTTATTGACGATGAGAGTAAGTTAATAGTCAGCGATCACTGGGACATCTCCAAACAGGAGACTTTGTTCGAGAAAGCTGAAATGGTCGGCTCACTTTTATGGGAACTAAAAACAGAATATAAGATTGAGAAGGTTTTCATAGAGACTGCCCTCAAGAAGTTCTTCCCAGGTAAGTCCAGAGCCGACACTATCATAAAGCTAGCCAAGTTTAACGGGATTGTTTCCTGGCTTTGTTTTGATACCTTTGGCGAAGCTCCTACATTTATTAACGTGAATACTGCCAGAACACTTTATGGCTTGTCTTTTCCACGGGGGACAAAGGGACCCCAAAGAAAGAAAATGGTTATTGAGGCAGTAAAAGAAAAAGAAAAAACAGCCTTCACTTTTGAAATGGCTCGTGGCGGGAAAAACTATAAAAAGGGAACCGACGACCGTGCTGACGCAGTAGTTATTGTTAGAGCCGGAGAGTTTCTTCTGAAAAATGAAAACAATAGAGGATATTTGACGGATAAAATTACATTAATGGATTGACAAACTATTTACTGTATGCGCCTAACAAAAGACATTATCCGTAAAATGATCAAAGAAGCCATTGACTCTCACGACCATGAGGGCGATATGGCTAAGCGTCAGATGTATAAGACGGCACGAGATGCTTCCCAAATATTACAAATGATCCAACCCGGCGATAATTATCCAGCTTGGCTCCAAAGTAAGATGACTAAGGTGGCTGACTATATTGGTGTAATTAAGAATTACATATGGTATTATAATGTTGAAGGGAGGTGCTCCTATGAAGTACCAAGTCTTTAGCGATATGGATGGCGTCCTTGTAAACTTTGAGCAAGGCGTACTGGAATACATGAACAAACGTTTTCAGGAGTTGAAAGACCAACTAGGCCATCCTGATCATAAGCTTGCCCGATCGGCAGCCAAAGAGCTTGGCGGCTGGGATGTTGAGATCAGTAAGTGGCATATTGCTCGGTCTGACCAGGAGACGAGCTTGCCTCGCAACTACCGTGTTCGTGACTTTATGTATCGGCTCGTAGAAGACAACGTTGACCTCTGGGCTAATCTCGGCTGGGAACGTGGCGGCAAAGAACTTTGGGATTACATCAAGGATATTCCAGGGTTAGAAATTTTGTCTGCTCCGATGGCTGAAGGCTCCAAGATTGGCAAGCGGATGTGGGTCGAGCGTGAACTGGGTGTCCCAGTAGAAAAAGTTAATCTTTCTGACAGCAAGAAGCCCTACGGAGTTTGGAACGGAAAACAAGGACTTCTGATTGATGATCGTGACAAATACATCAACGAGTTCCGTGAGGGTGGCGGTATCGCTATTAAACATAATCCAGATGACGTGGATAATACGATTAGACAACTTAAAGAATTAGGACTCTGATTGTTTAACGATCCCAACTCAACCAAGAAGAAAAGGATTCTTGACGAGATCCTTGGCAGACCACATCGCCAGGGCAAAGAATACCTGTATCTTTCACGGTGTTGTGATCACCACAAGAAGAAACTTTCTGTCAACTTTGATAAGAATGTTGCCAAGTGCTGGACTTGTGATTGGCGAACAAAAAACTTACGACGACTTGTGCGTCGTTGGGGCGACATTTCTCACATCAATAGATGGAAGGATTTTGACGCCGACGTTGAGCTAGGCGACCTAGACAACCTCTTTGCGAAGGAAGAGGAAATAAAACAGCGAATCGACCTTCCAAATGAATTCCAAACGCTTACTGGTCGTTCCCACCCACCCTCATCACGGATGGTTTTTAACTACCTCCGCAAACGTGGCGTAACAGAAAAAGATATTCTTT